TTATTTTTCATCGCCCCTCCCGTTGAACTCCTCGATGATCTTCTGATTCGCCGCTCCCCAGGCCCGGAGCATCTCCAGGTCGATCAGCATATCCTTCCGTCCGCGCTCGGGGATACAGTATTCACTTCCCCGCTTGACCGCCTGGATCTCCCGCAGCGCCGGCGGATGTTCGACCTGCAGGGTTATCTTCGTGTCCGGACACGGCGGGCAGGGTGGGGCCGATTGGCACGCCGGCAGGGACCAACACAACAGTATCGCCATCAGCAGCCACGGGAGGCGGTGACGACTCGATTGTCTGGATGTAATTGTTGCTCTTGATCTTGATATCTTTGACTGCATCGGCGATCTCCTTGTTCAAATTGATATAGTCCTGGAACTGTTTCGCGTACATCTCGGTCGTGGCCTTCTGCATAGCAGCCTCGGCGGTCTTTATCTGCAGATCGGCTCTGATTCCCATTTCGTGCCAGCCCAGCCAGAAGAGAAACACCACCGCCGCCATTGCCAGGCCGATTTTGATATAGAGCATGTAGGGGTTCTGATTGGCCAGCGATATCATGTTTCCTCCTTTTTTGGCGGATTCCCCGTGTATTCATCATACCCGGCCGGTTGTGGCATATGGCCTGGACAGAGACAGCCGCATGCACCGCATGGCCCATCACAAACCATAGACCCGTTGATGCGGCAACGAAAACAGATCCGGGCCATCAGGCGGACTCCTTTCCAGCCACTTTGATGTCCCGGTATGCGTTCACCCCTTTGCCGAGTACGCTTCCACCAACCAGGAACACGGTGATGTACTCAACGAAGGTTTCAAATGATGGTGGGATATCCGGGAGCTTGATCACCAGTCCCGGCCGAAAGACGGGTGCAAAAACAACCGTCAGCAAAAGCAGCATGACAGTTGTCAGAAAAAGAAACAGCATGATTCTGTTGTTGCTGGGGGTTCCATCCGCCTCGGACATCTGCCCGCGTAAAAATTCAACCAATCTCATGTTTTCTTCTCCACCAGCATCGACCACTCATGACCACATCTCCACTTGTCGCGACAATAATAGTGCCAGTGAGCACCTTCTACTGGGCTGCCGCATCCAGACGAGACGGTGTGGTAGTGTATCTCCGTCATGCATCCGCACCGCGGGCATTCCATGTATCAGCTCACGGCCTGCAGATATTTTTCGTAAAGAGCCATGCGTTGTGTCAGACCATTAAAGCCGCCATTGATCCGGCGGGTGAGCTCGCGGATATTGCCGGCGTCGGCGTAGACGTTCAGGCTGTGGGTTTTCCAGAACCAGGCTGCCGACTCCAGGGCGCCATCCTCGGTACCCAGAAAGGTGATCACCTCGTCGAGGGTCATTCCCTTGTAGCTGGCAAATGCGGAATAATTGCCCTTGCCGGTCAACTGGATGTAACCACGTCCCCGGTATCTCCATCCGTCGCCGCTTGACTCCGGACCGTTACCAAGCCTGTCCGAGTAGACCTTGTTGGCGATGCGTTCCGGGTGGCCCGCATAGATGCCGGTATTTTTCGGGTTGAATCGGTTCGGCCAGACCTGACACAACCTTTCGGCGGAGTAGTTCAGGTTTTCCACCAGGCGCTTGAATCCGCCGCTTTCGTGGTCGCACTGAGCCAAGAATGCGGCCAGGCGAACAGGTGTATTGATGCCGTAACCCGCGAGCATTTCCTTGTATTTTTCGATATCCATCTAGCTTTATCCCCCTCCTGCCGCTTTTTTAACGGCCCCGGCCAGTCCGGAGCTCGAATACAGCACCATATGGTTCAATACCATCCAGACAGTAAAACTGATCAACAGCCAAACCAGGATGTCGACCACACGTTCCTCAAACTTGGCCTTGATCCGGTTGAACATCCCTTTACGGCGCTCGACCTTTTCAACTCGTTTGGCCGTCATGCATTCCAGGTGTTCGTCTCGCAGCTTGTTAAACTTTTCCTCCAGCCGTCCCTGGTTGTTGGCGGTAACTATTGACAGATCCTTGAAATCTGTTTCCACACCACGAACCCCATTTTCCAAATCGGTGATGCGATGATGTATCCGTTTGTGATCCTCGGTATTGGATTCCAGTTTTTCGGTAATCCGTGCCAGAGTCACCAGGGCTTCCGCGATGCGAGGCATATAGTTGTGCACTTCGCGCACAAGAGGCTTCAGCTCGGCGACCTCCAGGCCAAGACCATGGATATCATCCTTCAGTTCTTTAAGTTCTGGCACGATGGGGCTCCCCGTCAGGAAATGAATTGAAGGTTTTCCTTCTATCCGTAATAATTATGGCGGATAGTACCTGCAAACCGAATTCTAATCAAGCTGATTCCGTTCCCATTGAGCCCGGTTCCGATCAGCCTTGGTCGGTTTGTACTGACGTGCCCGCTGGATCGATTCGGACGATATCGGGGTTACCAGCCCCTTGACCTGGGATTGGAACAGACTGCGGTTAAACTTGTAGATATCCTGGACAGCCTTGCGGATATCTTCCGACGTTGTGGCCACGCGCAGGGCGGCCAGTTTGTCCTTGCGGTCGTCGTTCCAGGTCGACGTCAGATCCCGCTCGATGCTCTTCATCCCGGTCCGTTCACTAACGTCAGCCGGGTTGAAGCCAAGTACTTTCTTTCCAAAATCCATACCGCTGTATTTCATCTGATGCCCGGTCTCATCCATAATCGGCTTGCCGGCCAGGGTGGTCGCCCCGGTTGTTATCTGGCGGTAGGCCCGCATCGGATTGGCGGCGAACTCCGGCATCATGCTCTCGATCGCCCGGTAATACTGGTTGCTGCCCAAGGCCTGGGCAGCCATGACCGGCTTTTTAACCATCCCGCCCCACACTCCGGACAGGCTTTCGCCAAAGGTCTTATCCGGGTCGGAGACGAAGGGGATGTTGACGCCGATCGCTTTGGACATGTCGATGCCGGCCACCGAAGGAGCGCCGTAGTTAACGAAGGCCTCGATCGCCGCGCCCGGAGTGCCGTACTCCTTGGCGTGTTCGCGCATCCACCCTTTGAACTTCAGCTTGTACGAGACGCCGAACCACTTGGTAATCCACTTGTCCAGATCATCGGCGCCGGGCAGGGCGAAGACTCCGCCCAGGGCAGCGATAGCGCCCAGGCTGCGGGCAATTACGCCGAACTCGCCATTCTTCAGGGCATTGGCCATGAGAAGCATATAGTTGTGGGTGTAACCCTGGAACAGGTATAGAGACTTGCCCAGTGCGCCCATCTTGCGGACCATCTCCGGCAGGTTCTCATTGCCCATCAGAAAGTGGGCGCTATTGGTGAATTCCTCGGCCTTATCGAAAGCGGCCTGGTCGAATGTCCCGCCCGGCGTTGTTTTGAATGCCCGGTAGGCCGCCAGCACCCCCGGCTCGCGGTTGACATACTGCTCGACCCAGGAGAAGGGGGTCATGCCCAGCTCGACGAACTTTTTCCACTTATTGCCGAAACCCTGTTCCGACAAACCGCTCATACTGCGCACCGTCTGGGCATGGGCCGTGCCCTGACGCACCGCTTGCTGCAGTACCTTGATCTCCTCGTCTGTCAACTTGCCTTTGCCGGTGGCGTGCATGACCATATCCCGCTGGGCCTTGGCCAGCATCAACACTGCCTCTCCCTTGCGTCCCGCCTTTTTCATCATGCCGGCCAGGACAGCCTGGCCGACGGTATAGTTCTGGAAGGCATTCAGGACCGCCGAGGAGACCTTGAAGCCCAGGTAATAGACGGCCCCGACGCTGCGGGCCGTGGCCGCCATCTCGTCCATATAGGTACTATTCTTCATGGCATCCTGGACATAGTCATTGACCCAGACCTTGTCACCCGGATCCGCCTTACTGATATCCTTGGCGGCCGCAGTAGTCTCGATCGCAAAGCGCATCTTGGAGAGCCACCCGGCCATACCGCTGATGTATTCCTTGATCACAGCCTGGTAATCCTCATCCTTGTAGCCCTCTATAAACTGCGCTTCACGGGAGATACCATGCCGGCCGAAGCCCTGTGCCATGATCTGCTTGGCGATCTCCTGAAAAACCTCGTGTTTCAGCGATTGCCATTGTTCCACGCTCATCTTGCCGGTCATCCCGGCCCGGTCAAACGCCTGGTTCAAGAGCGCCTCCACCGCAACCTCGGAGCCCTTCCAGGCCAGCAGTTCCGGCGGGGTGGCCTGGTTGCGTTCGTATTCCACCTCGTACTTCGCATCCGGATCGAAGTTGCTCTTCAGATACTGCTTCAGGTTGGCTCGAACCTCGGCAACATGGCTCTTGGCGCCGGCCTCGGTGATAGTCGGCTTCATGTAAACCTTGACCCGCTCGCCTTCGTCGTTGGTGGTATAGACGGAAACATGCCAGTCACCGTCCTTGCGGTTACGGGGGGCGTATCCCTTGAGGCGCCCCCATTCGTTTTTCAGCTTGTCCAACTCGCCACGATAGCCGAGGATATCGCGGAAGGCGGACAGCATATTGCCCTGGTTACGCTTCTCGGTCTGGTCGACCTGCTTCCAGAAATCACGGTAGGCGGCGATGATCTTGTCTGTGGCCTCTATCTTGGCCGGGTTGTCCCCCTTGCGGAGCTGCTCGTCTGTCAGGTCCCGCTTGAGGCTGCGGATCAGGCGGTGGAACTCTCCGGCTTCCTTCTCCGTCATGCCGGCAGTGCGCTGCGCGTTGCCGTTCAATAGTTCGATCAGGTCGTCGTACCACTCCTGATCCTTGTATGGGAGGAGGGATAATTCATCCAACTGCTGGAAACGGACTCGGTTGGCGGCCTGCATGACCTCCTGGAACGCCTTGTACGCCTCGACCACGTTGCGGGAGAGTTTGCCGAAGGGGGTCTTGCCACGGTAGAGCTCGTCCTGGGTAAAGACCTGGGCCACGTCGTTGCGGTCGCCGTACTTGATCAGCTCATTGAACTGCTTGTGCTCCTCCTTGCTGGCCTTTTTGAGGATGTTGTCCAACCCCTCCACGCCGCTGTACCCCTCGGACGCCTTGAACAGGTCGGAGATAATCTCGTTGCGGTTCTGGCTGCGCTCGATGTTCAGATTGACAACCTTGCGGCGGATCGGTTTACCTTCGCTGCCGAACCAGGGATTGGAGAAGACCTTGCCGATATTGGCTTTCAGACGCTCGGGGATGGACTGGCTGACCAGTTCGAACAGCCCCTTGGTCATGTCGCTAACCTTCTGGGGGGCGCTGATCTTGGCGGCATGTGCGGCGATGGACTCGTCCAGGAGGGCGAACTTAGCGTATTTAGTTGACTGTTCGGGGCCGTTTGTTATAATAATTTCATTCCCGCCATCGCTTCGGGCGTTGGGATTGAGGGTCGCCAGGATACTGACGGCATCCATCGTGGCGGGATATTTTCTCACCGTAACAGCCGCCAGCTCCCTTCTCCCGGTTCTGACTTCCTCGAAGTAAAGTGTTGTCCCATCTTCAAGTTTTTTCAGATAGACAATCTGATCCCTTCCGATCCTGTTTACTGTACCGAAGGCCACTTTATCCGGATGCGCTATCACTTCCGGAAGTTTGAGAATGTCCGCATCTGTAATCCCGATCTGTCCCCGGCTTGCCTCCTTCTCCATGTCGCCATGCTGTTTTCTGATGTGGCGGATAGCGGAAGAATCAATGATGTGTTTGAAGCCATGAATCTCAAGGCCGGCTTTTTCTGCTTCATCGGCGAGCCACGCCGACGCCTCCCCCAGATCCGCTTTTAGATGAATGTTCCCCGGACGATCCGACTGCAAAATGATGTTTTCGATCTCCGAAACAGATTTCGCAAACTGCGCCTGCTCCCCGCCCAATCCCGTCGATAACCTCTTCTCCCCAATCCTCAACATCTCCGCCACGGCCAGGGAAAGCTCGCTGTCCGATACGTGGTTGATCAGTCCTGCCTTGCGCAGCCAGTATTTTATACGGATGAACAACGCCGTCATCAATCCGGCTTTGGCAAATTTTCCATCCGCCACCCGCTCGGCGATAGCCGCAGTGGCCTCCTGCACTGCCCGGCGGTAATGGGCCTCGTTCTCCAGGTCGTAACCGTAGCGGTAGGCAATGCGCTCCAGCAGGGCATGGGCGCTCTCGAAGGGTTCCCCCTTGCGGCCCTTGGTGCGCTTGAACCAGTCCACCGCGAAATCCACAATCTTCTCGGTCTGCCCGGCATGGGCCAGCTCATGGCCGATCACCAAAGCCTTGGCGGTGTGCATGTCCTCCACATTATCAGCAATCAGGTAAATCGTGCCATGTAGTTCCATGGCCTTCACCCTGTTTGGGTTGACACGCGCTGCCTTAATTTGGGACCTTGCGGCCGGCGGCAGATCCTCGATGGATTGAACGACGTTGACATGGCCGGCAATAGGCAGGGTCTTGACCCAGGGGCGGACATCCTCAGCCCGGATGCCGGTGGGGGTGCGGTCGACGAGTTTGAACTTTGCCTGGATCGGGCTGCCGTGCCAGGCGGTCATATACTGAATATGCGCAGCGGAACTCTTGACAGTCTCATCCGAAAAGGGGATACTATTAGCAGAAAGCTCATTGATGCCTGGATAGACGGGTTGAGTAGTCGCCCGCGAAAGTTCCAGCCATTTATGGGCTTTTTCCTTGTCATACCATACCCGCCTGCCTCCCCGTAACCAGCCCTGTATCGCCGAATCCGGTTTCCCGAAGATCGTCCTGATTGAGGCGATTTCCATCTGTGGCCCGACTTGAATCGTCTTGATCGCAACCAGCACTTGTCTGTTGTTGATCTTCATGCCGGTCACCACATCTTTATTCCCGTTCGGGTGCTCTATAACCATGATCGGGTCATTAACGCTTGACGGAAGCTGGTTGAGTACCTCCTTAGTGTAGGCGTGGTCGGCGTCTTCGCCCATCTTGCGCTTGATGGTGGTTTTCTTAAGCTGGATGGTCGCCGTTATTCCGGCTTCCTTCAGCTTGGCGGAAGGTATAGCAACCTCGAAATGATGCGGGATGGACTCGTAGTCGCTCCCGTCGAAGAATTTGGCGATATTGGCCCTGAAGCTCTGCGCCATCATATAACCGGGGTCTCTGCTCTCCTGCAGCGACTCCCGTACCTTCGCCAGCACCTCCCGCACTTCCTTGTCGCCGGCAGGCTTGCCGGTCAGTTTCGCCCAGGCATCCTTTACCAGGTCGACAATGCGCTGCCATAGTTTCGGGTTGAGCTTCGTTTCGCCTTCCCGCGCAAGGTACTCGTTGGCGGCATCGATTCTGCTGATAGTCCGCCCCTGCTCTTTGGCCTGCTGAACTATGGCAGCCATCTCCTTCGGGTGCCCGATGGCGATGGCCTTCAGGTACTGCCTGCCCTGCTCGCCCAATGCCGCCAGCCCCTTGTGGGTCAGCTCGTGGGAGAGCACCAGCGTGGCGGATTCCTTCGCATCGGCGATATGGTCAGCCACCAGGTAAACCCTGTCGGCCACCGGATCATAGACCCCCTTCGCCGCAGTCACCCCATCGGCCCGCATCTGTTCCTGAACATGCCCGGGCAGATCGGAGACGGACTGCACCGCTTCGCCGTGCCTTCCGGGGATATGGGCAATAGCTGAAACCTTCAAGCCGGTGACCGTCGCATCGGCGGCCTGTTTATAGAGAGCAATTCCCTTATCTGTCTCCTTCGTCTTCAGCTCGCCGATCAGCTTGTCAAAGGCGGCGTTGATCGTCTTGCGCTCGTCACCCATCGGCACGGTATCGCTCTCCCGCCCGGTGTGCGAGAGGTACGAATTGGCCTGTGCCTTGGCTTCCAGCTTGTCGGTTACATAGGAATCGAAAGCCCGCGCAAACATCTCCAGCGGCGTCGACCAGTAAGGCTTGGATGTTTTCCCCCTCTCCGCATCCAGCTTGTTGGCTGCGGCCTGGAACTTGGTCATTGTCAACTGCGGCTTGTGATCGCCTTCTTCCCTGTCCTCCAGGAATTTCACGTAGGCAACGTTGCTGTGCAGCGCCTTGATGTTATCGGTCGGGATGCGGAGCTTGTACTTCTTGGCCAGATCGCGCACGTCGGCCACGATCGAGAGCACGGCGGTGCCCATGCTGCGGCCACGGCCGGGAACTATGGTGACATAGGCCTCTTCGCCGCGCTGGTAATCCCCCTTGCGGATACTGTCCATCAGCACTGCCAACTCACCCGCGGCTGATTCGTTGCCGGAAAACTCCTTTTCGAAATATTTCAACCAGCTTTCCAGCTTTCGGCGGCCGGACTCCTCCGCCGTCTTCGCCCGGACCGCCAGTTCCTCCGGAGTCGCCTCCCGTTTTTGCATGGTCTGCACGATATCGCTGATCGCCTTGATGATCTCCGGGCGGACTTCTCCCTTTGCGCCGTTCTTCTGCAGGACCGTCATCCAGGGGGCACCGGCACCGGCAAAACCGGCCTGTGTCGCGAAATAATGATCGACGGCGTGCGCCCATTCGTGCGCCACGCTGCCGGCGCCCATGGTGCGGGTGATGTTGATCTCGTTGACACCCGGCACGAAGTGCGCGGCATACGAGCCGGAACCCTGGGCGCCGATCGCCAAGCCGAGCATGCCGTTCAGCGACAGCGCCCGGGGAGGAAGATTGAGGACATCGGCCAGATCGAGGAAGGAATCATAGGCATGGTTCAGGTGCATCTGACGCTCGTCGTTGGGTACCCAGTTGCCGAAGTTGACGCCCTTGAAGCCAATCGTGTCCATCAGCTTCTCGGCTGTGATATCCTCCCCCTCTTCGCGGTGCCGCGGTCCGGTGCGCTCGGCATCGGCCACGTTCATGCCGCGCTCCTTGATCGTCGCCCCGCTGTCCTCCTTCTTGATCGCGTTGCGAGCCGCATCTTTAGCCAGATCCTCCGTATCGAAAGAATCTACCAGCCGGCCGCGCTTATTGAAGAGCAGCGCTGGTTTCATGTCGTCCAGGTACTTCTGCGCTTCGTCTCGGGAATAGAAGTGGGCGGCATCCAGATACTGATAGTTGCCGCTGCCAGTGGGTTTGCGCACGAAGAAGATGCTACCGCGGTCTTTGCCTTGGGGAACCTCTTTAACCTCGAAGCCGTCTGAAGAAACGATCTTGTACCCCTGCCGCTGCCAGGCCTCGGTTTTTGCAGGCCAGCCAAGATCAATCTCCTTGATTGCCCGCCTGGTCTCGTTATATCCTGGTTGCAGCGCCTTAAGGGCCTTGTTGCCGCCCAGTATATGGACCTCGCTACTGAATTCACGCCAGCCGCCGGGATAGATCGTATCGTACAGGCTGGTCGAGGGAGTCAAGTCGGAAAGGCTGGTCGAACGGCCCAGCATGGCGCCGGCGCTCTTGGCTTGCTTCCCGACCCAGGCCGCCACGGCCGCCTTGTCGTTGGCCCACCTCAGGGCGCCCTCCATAACCCGGTTGACGGCCGTGATATAGGTCTGGAAGTCGGCGTCACTGGCGATGCCACGCACATCCGGCTTGGCGGCGATGGAGTCATAGACCTGTTTGACTATATGCGCCACGATCGGCTCCATGCCGTCCGTCACCAGCGCCTCGTAATCCGGTTTGGGATAGACGTTGCCTTTTTGTACTTCCCTGGCTTTCAGGGCATCGTTTTTGTCCTGGACATCGGCCCACTTGATACCGGATTTGATGCGGTTGCGCTTGTTGTAGGTAAGTTCTTCGCCGGCGTCGACGACTTTGTTTTTTGATTCAGATTTGATCGGAGCGGCTGACGGCCCGCTCGTCGCGGCTTTTTCGACAGCCGACGCAAACTCCCGCTTGGTATCCCCATCCTTCAACCACTGCTTGAACTCATCCAGCGAACTCTCGGTAATCGCCCCGATCCTGCTCTTGCCGCTCTTGTCGTAATTGGCCAGGTATCCGGCACGCGCGGAGGCAAGCGAATCGAAGCCCAGCATGACCTTGTGCTCATCGAATTTCTTGCTGGCCGGGTCGATCTGGTCGACCACGAAAACCTTTTCGCTGTCATGCTCGGGGCCGATGAAGACGTCAATATGATCCTTGTCCCTGCCGATGGTCCCCTTGATGTAGCCGTAATGATGCGCCAGTTCGGTTTCCCATGCCTTCCCGTTGGTGTCGACGCCCTTGCGCATCGATCCGGCCGGGTTCTCGATCGAGATATCCAGCCCCTGGAAATCAACATGTCCTTTCTTGTAGTTGCCGGCCTCAATCTGGGCCTGCGTCGGTTCGGGGATCTCGTTGGCGGGAGAGGTGGCCGCTTCGTGGGCAGCCTGGTCAACCGGGGACTGGGGACCGGGGACTGGGGGTTGGTTTTCTTTTCCTGGTCCCTGGTCCCTGATCCCTGTCTCCCGCATTATTTCGGCGGTTTCTCGCGGTTGTGAATCATTTATCGACTCTCCTTTCTGGCCAATCAACTTATGAATTTCCGTTCGTTCAACCTCCACCAAGCGGATACAATCCTCCACTGCCTTGATAATCGCTTCCTTACCGGTCATACCGGAGTCGACATATGCGTCGGTCCATTGCTGTATATCCCGCGTAATCGGCGACGGGCTTTTGCTGATCGGGTCGACCAGCTCCGGAATTTTACTGAAACACGGGGTGCCCGCCAGGCCCTTCTTTCTGATTGCCATATTTCATCCCCTCAGAGGTGCGTTAAGGTGAAACCGATTACGAAATTGATGATATCCCGATCCTGTTGCAACAAATCCCGGAAACCCCTGTCAGGCTCGACCCTGTTCCATACGGCATAACCGCCGCCACCGGCTTGCGGCGAGTCACCAAGCTGGCCTTGCGGTTCCGAGTAGCGCGGTACCTGGAAATAAACCGAGAAATACCGGTTGCTGAAATACGACTTACTGAACATCATAGGAAATGGCGGTCCGGTTGCCTGCACCATCCACCGTTGCGGTGATCGCGTCCGTCGTATCCGCCAGATTACGGAACCTAACCGTTGCCGTCTCCGCTCCGTAAACCTTGCCGGCCATTGCCGCCGCCAGCAGACGAACGATATCCTCGGCGGAATAGCCGCCATCGATCAGGTAGCCCCAGATTGATTCCGGCGTCGTTCCTCCGCCGGCTCCATAGAGAGCGGCCCCCATACTGCCGGGTTCCTGATGATTTGCTATCAGTTCATTCCAGACGGCGGCCGCCAAGCTCTGGGGCGAAAGCTCGGTGAATGGGGTAATCGAACCGGACAGCCTGCCCGTCGCGTAACTGACAAGTGTCGCATCACCCACGCCGGCCGCCGATCCCGAACCCCAGACCAAGGCGCCGATATTGGCAGTTGCCGTGCCCGATCCATTGGCGTAACCAGTGGCCGCCAGCGACGCCACAACGTTACCCGACAAGGTGGTGCTGCCGGTGGCAGCACCACCGGCGGATACAATCAGTTGACCAATGGCGACAGCCAACTCTGAACCCGCCAGGGAACCAGTGATATTGATTCCGGCCGCCATGGCACCAGCCAGCACGCTGGCACCAATGGCGTTGTAATTACTGCTCAGCGACCCAGCGGTAATAGGGAGCATCCAGCCGGTATAATAACCGGTCGGCACGCCATGGAGTTTGAGAGCGGTGGCATTGCCATGCTGCAGCGAAAATCCCCGGATCGAGCCGGTTTTGCCCCAGTTGGCCCGCGATTGGGCCTGATTCGTACCCGCTGTGGACCCGCCCGATACCCATCGGCCGGGGGTTTTATTCAAAACCGAATAGTTCCCGATCAGCATGCCGGCCTCACTATGCCCACGCGAAATCCAAGTGTCCGTAGAACGATGAGTTGACTGGCGTGGCGGCTCCGGCATACATCAGCCAGGCCAGGCAGGCGCCATTATAAACGCGCGGCAGGCTCGGCACCTGGTTCAATAGATCCCGTTCGCAGGCGACACCGATGGTGGTCATGGGGAGCGTCAGGAGCGGACGGCAGAGGATCAGGTTCAGTACTAGGACGCCGACAGGTTGATGGATTGCACCGAACGAATACCGGTGTCGCCGTTGGCCAGCGGGACGAACGGGCCGTATTTTCCCGAGCCTGTACCGGAATAAACAACGCTGGTAACCGCTGCCGCGCTGTTACCGGCTGGAAGGGCAGGAGAGCTCGGGGTGGTTTTACCGGCTGTACCGGCCGCGTTGGTATACGTCAGTGTTATGGTAGGGGTTGCCGCCCCCATGACGGTTGACGGGACAACCAGCGCCTGGACACCGACCCCGTTGGCGCTGCCAGTTCTGTCCCGGCTCGGAAGCGTGACGGTGTTGTTCAACGTTTGTGCTCCGGTGGTCGTGACCGTGGTGATCGGATAAAACCCGAGCAGATCTACCAACATGAATATAGCAGGCATGGAAGTGGCCGCCGCTGAAAAAGCGGAAGCATTCACGATCACCTTGAAATCCGTGACATCCCCGCCATGCTGGATTCCGGCCGCCGTGGCGCTGCTTTCCAACAGTTGCTGAAACGCCAGGTTGGTGCCGCTACCCAGAACCGATGATGCGGCCGGATTGCCGCCCGTCTGACTCAACAGGTACCACATACCGGCGGTATGGGCGGTAGTGCCGAAGGTGAGCTTGTTCCAATCGGTTCGCCACGTATTACCGAGCGCCGACAGATTGTTGATAAAATTATCCAGCGAGTTGAAACCGGGCATGGCATTGCTCCTTATCCCCAGACAAATTCGGCGAGGCCATGAATCGGGGCGCCCGACAGAGTGCCGCTGGGGCAGCATAGTAGATTGAGATAGGCATCGTCGTCGATAACCGGCAGACACGGGGAATCGGTTGAATAGTCCCGCTCCGCCGGAGCGGTAATTTCAAGAATCGAATGGCTTGCTAATGGCTTAACCAGCACGAGCGATATCAGGCCCACATCCCCCGCTCCGAGGAAGGTCACCCCCTCGATCGATCGCACCCCGGTGTCTCCGGGCTGAAGGGATAGAAACGGTCCCGCGCTGCCTGCTGTGTTCGGGGCGGACGTAATAACAGTGCCATTCGACCACTGGGTATTACAGGTGGCGGTGGCTGTAACCCGGCCAGAGATTCCGCTTTGGTTGGTGTAGGTTACATAGAATTGCGCCCCGCCGATCTGCGATGCCACCTCTATTGCCATGATCTGGACGCCTTTACCGGTGACGGAACGTGTGAGAGCAGCATTGTTCACCACCGCCTGAAACTCTCCACCGGCAACCGACATATCCAAGAACGGATAATATCCCAAGTAGTCACAGAGAATTACCGGAAGCGGCACGGCGGTGGCGGTTGTAGTAAGCGCCATAAACTGTTTGAGGTGTTTTGTGAGCGGGGCAACCGGGCCGCCATGATCTATCCCGTAATCCGTGCTACGAGCCAGGGTCTTCAATTCGCCAGGAGCCGCGGCATAATAGTTTGGCACCGGGTTTCCCGGCGACATGGACAAGTCGTACCAGATTCCGGCCGCGGTAGTCTGGGTTGGCTGCTTACGCCAACTGGTCAGTTTTGTCCGGCCGTCGTCATAGGCGTCGATCAAACCTTTAAAGCTCTTGAGGCCCATGCAGCTCTCCTAGTCCTCGGTTACGGTAAGTTGCCCCGCAGCGAACTGTGGCTGGATTCCGGACGAAACATTCAGTGTTGATGATAGGGCGCCGGAGGTGAGTAGTTGCCCCGCCCCTGATGCGGTCGTCACTACGCCGAAATGCGTTATGGCGTTGGTGCCGCTGGTGCACTGCGGGAACTGTATCAACGCCGCATTGCTGAATGTGGAACCACCGTCCGTCCACCCGCTTGCCTTTGTCACGCCGACACGGGCATAGCCGCCATAGGTGGCTTCGCTCGTTATCGCCGTACCGGCTTCCCCCGGGTCGGCGGTATAGAGCGCCACATAGATCGTGGCCGCCGCTCTCCAGGCCGGGTCGACCCCCTGCAGCATCATCTTCAGGACATCATTCTCTGTTGCGTTGGACTTGCTCATGTTTGCCTCCTGTATTGAATGGTCATACTTCCGTCGCGATGATTTTTTTCAAACGGCCATTTTCGTGCAGAACAACGTCAAACTCCCACTTGCGCTTCTTTTGGGTATTCATGCCGCTGATTGCCTCGGCAATCGGGCTGGTATCAACAATAACGGGATCCGGCTGCCGGTTTGCCATATCGGTTATCGCCTGGGCCAGTTTCTGAAGGGCGATTGCCTGCTCATCCGGCGGGGGCGTCTCCGTCTGCTCATTGTCGTCGGGGAAGTATTCGTGTTCCTGGAGAGTTCCGCGAAGCTTTTGTCGGGCTATCAGTAACACGTCCCGTTCCGCACCACTCATCGTTTGCCTCCCACGCATGCCAGCAGGTTTTGCAGCATCTCCAGACGGTCGTCCAGCGCATGCAGGGCTTCATGCGCGGGGGCCTCTATTTTGGCCCGCTCCCACCCCTTGCCGCCCGGACGGCGGCGAATCATGGTGTAGGTTGCCATCGGCGACTCGGGACCGGGGACCGGGGACCGGTTAACCGGGGGAGACTTTTCGGCAACTGCCGAACGCAGATCATCCAGGCTGAGGACTTCCTTATACCCATCGATCACAAAACGCAGATCCTTGACGGCCGTCCCGGCGTTGACCTTGACTTCGTTCGGCTGCTGGCCCTTGCCGACTTCCGATCCGGCCGGGAAGATGATCGCGGCGCTGATCTTGTCATTCGGGCCATAGGCCACAATCGGCTTCTTGCCGTCCAGTTTCTGGGCCGAGATTCCAGAACGGCCTTCGAAATCCTTCCCCTCGCGGAGTTTGCCGCTCTCAAGAATATCGTGGAGTTCCTCCACGGTCGTCAACCGGATCGGGCTCGAAGTCTCGATCTCGCCCGCCTTCAGCTTTTCGTTCAAGGTATCTTTGGTCTGCTGCTTCGTCGCCAGGCTGACCGATTGAGGAACGTCACGGGGGGTGTCTACGGCGTTCACCACATGGCTGGGGACTGGGGACTTATCAGGGATCGGGGACTGGGGACCGGGGACCAGGGAAACCTTACTCGTTCCCTGTTCATTGCCCCTGGTCCCTGGTTCTACCGGTCCCTGGTCCCCGGTCCCTGGTCCCCGTTTTGCCCCCGGTTCTTCAACTTTTGCACGAAGATCTTGCACATCTCCATCAGGAACGGCTTGCGTTTCTGCGGTGGCAACTTCGCTACTGTTTTCTTCAATGAACTGGTCAAAGAAGGAGAGAGCTTCATTCAAAACCTCCTGGGATGTGGATTCTTCCGCGATGTGTTCGGCTTCTGACACCACCGCCTCGACGGCTGCGACAACCTCTTCCGGCGGCAGCTCGGCATATTCTTCCGACAAACGTTGTACTTCCGCGTTATAGGCATCTTCGGCAACCGCACTGTGGTCGGCCTGGCTGGAGCGGTAGACCGTTCCGCGCTGCGAGTCATTCAACCGGTTCAGCAGGGTGTTGATATCCGCATCTTCGGGCAGGTAGCCGTGTTCAACCAGACTTTCACGCATGCGGTCCAGGGGTTGTCCCTTGGTGCTGATCACATGCAGGAACGTTTTGGCTTCCTTGCCGGCCAGGGTATTGAGCGTCCGGGCAAGGTGTGCGCCTTCTCCCATCTGGCTGTCTATGTCGGCACGGCTGATCCCGCCGAGTTTGGCGATTGCAACGATGAGAGAATCTGTAGATGTATCGAGCTGGCGGTTTTTCGGGGCTTTGGGAACGGCAGGATTGACGTTTTTCCCGGTCCCTGGTCCCCGGTTCCCGGTCCCCGCCTCTATCCCTCCGGATTGTCGATGATCACTTCCTTTTCCCCCCACTTCGCCTTGCAGCGGGGGCACTCCCACTCCCGTCCGGTCCACCTGACCCGCCCCTGCTCCCTGCATTCCGGGCAATATATCTGCAATGCCAATTTTATTTCCTTCCCCGGTCCCTAGTCCCCGGTCCCTGATTCCCTGATCCCCGGTCCCCAGTCCCCGGTCCCTGGTCCCCGCCTTTCTGTATTCCTCCAGTATCCGGACGGCGTGCTGCTCGTCACTGACGCCGCGATTCTGCATCAGGTAAGTCTTTCCGGCCGCGATCTGGTCATTCGCCCAGGTCCGGGCCTTCACCATCTCGCTGGGCGGGGCGGGCAGCGCCGGGTATACTTCTGAGTATTCCGCGTCGACAACCGGTCCCGGAAGATTCCCCGCAATCCCGCGCTGCAGGGCCTGGTTGGCGACCGGGCGGGCCACGGGAGTCTGGTCGAGCACCGGCAATGTGGCGATGCCTCCGGCCGCCAGCGAGTGGGCCAGCGGACCATCAGCAACCGGGGACCGGGGGCCTGGGACCTGGAAAGGCGGCAGCGTGTTACCGGGCGTCTCTACGGTCTGTGTCCCTGCCGCAAAGCCGGGTATATCCTCGTTCAACACCGCTCCCCGGTCCCTGGCACCTGGTGCCTGATCAAGAACACCCGGCTGGACAGGCGGCGCTTCCTGTCCGGCCGGGGTGGCGGCAGTCTCACCGGAGGAGGAGCCGGGAGTCTGCACATTGTTGGGGGCCGGGGGCTGGGGACCGGGGACTGGTGAAATATTTTCCTGGTCCCCGGTTCCCGTCTCCCGTTCCCTGATTTTTTGCTGTCGAGCTTCGGCCAGATGACCCAGGCCATGGCCGCCGATCGCCTCCATGCCGCCCATCAGGCCGCCGGCCGCCGATGATTCAATAATATCGTCCCAGGTATCGGGGTGAACCGCCGCCTTCAGGCCTTTGTCGTAAACGGTTTTCCAAAATCCGTTTTTGCGGGCCTCATCGGATTGAAGTTGTTCACGCGAACCGATTCTTTCGAGGGTCGTCTGCAGCGCCTCCTGGCCGGCACCTCCGGAGGTGGCGGTTGCAATTGTCTTGGCGACATCCTTTGCACGCTGGCCAAGGGTTAGTTTCTGCCCTGAACCGAGTAGCGGCGTTTCTTCCAGCAAACCGCGCATACCGGGCAGTGCCTTGTAAGCGCCGGTCTTCTCCAGGATATAGCTTGGCACCACTACATCCGGCAAGGCCGCCAGGGCACCGTAGGTCAGTGCCCGGTACGGATCTTTCTCTCCATCCTTCATCCCCTGGTAGACGGTGGAGGACTCCATGGCCAGTGGATTGGCGATCTGTGCCGCCTGGGCTCCCCGCAGGGCGAGGGCGTGCTGCGCTCCCAACTCGGCGCCGTATTCCCCGGCGATACCGGCGGCCTCTTTTCCGCCCAGTCCCGCCAGTGTTTCGGCGGAAGCGATACCGGTTCGCGTCAGCGCCGGAGCGAGCGCGCGACCGGCCGCCGCGCCTGCACCGCCCGCAACCATTCCTGCCACGATCTGCGGCGCCATCTCCGTCCCCTGCTGGACCGCCCAGCGGGCGGCATCTCCGGGGCTGGCAATATCCTGGAACCGTTGAGTGGGCGATTCGCGTTCCTTCTCGGCAATGTAGGCCTCGGCATTCCCGGCCATGTTTTCCCCGGCCTGGGAAAGCCCGTTACTACCGGTGATATCCCCGGCGATCTGCATCATCCCGGCGATCGGCAGGGAGACGTACTTGTTGGCGCCGATGGCGAAGTGGGGAATAACGTCGCTCAGTATGCCTTTTTTCTCTGGCTGGGGAGTTGCATCGACCTGGGAAGTTGGTGAAGTGGTAAAGTCCCTGTCCTGGTAGTTCATCGGTTGCGAAACGGATGCCGGATGCGGTTCGAGAAAATTCCGTGGAGTGTAGGTATTGGAGTCGTGCATGGCTCAATTTTCTCCGTATCAGGACTGCGGCTGATCGTTGTTCATCCCGGCAAAACCGATATTCTTTGCCGGCCTCAAGTTTGTAGGCATGACCGGTTTTTTGAGGATCGATGGGTCTCTCTGCTGGATGTACGACAGTAGCTGTATAATCGTCTGATCATTCTTGGCGAGATCCGCCTGGCTCTTCGGGTCGGCGGAGATATAGCGGTGAAATGCGTCGGCATATTTCGGGCCGATAGCCGGGTCCATACTGGAAAAAAGATTGTTCGCCCGGGTATTCCAGTTCGACGAATCGGTCATATGCTTCGTGTACAACCGGACATTGTCTTCGGACTGATCCGCGCCCATGCTGGATAGGGCATCGGTGATCTGTTTGCGCTGGTCTTTATTGAGGGCAATTTGCGTTTTCATGGCATCATTCTGGTGTGCGTTAAGCGCCGCCAGTTCCCTGCCCTCGGCTGTAAGCCCCGCGGCCTTGATCGTCGCATCGGCGGCGATCCGGTGCCCGGCGATACCGGCATCGGCCGCCAGTTTGTGCGCCTGCAGTGCCTGATCACCAGCAATTCCAGTCCTAAGCTGTTTGTTTTGGTCGTTCAAGGTGTCGATCGCATTACGAGCTGCGGCTACCTGTTCGGCGCCATTGTATTGGTTGCCAATGACCGACGGATCAGATGCTATCTGCTGTCTGAGGTTGATCAATTCATCATTGGCCTGTATCCGGCCCTCCGCGGTATTCCTGCGCTTCAGTTGATAATTGTCGCGCATGGCAAGAAGATCGGCTGACGTTTGGTCCCGCGGTGCAGACATATCGGCAATGCCTTGCCTGGTTGCCGCTGGTTCTCTGCTGGCGCCAATATCTCGGGACCATGCACGCATTTTGTCAGGGTTGGAGAGAAGTAGGCTATCAACGGATGAAATCCCTGCCGGCTTATTTGCGATAACAGGGGTTGACCTTGAAGCAGTCCTTGTGCTTGCTATGGGTTGTAGTGGGGCTAGTCCCGCTGCTATACGAGTTGCATTATCGTTGGTGCTGCCAGGTGACCAATCGACCCGGTTCGAGATGGCTGTGGTATCGCCAAGACCCTTATTGCTGTCCAGTTGGATTGAGGCCCCACTCGCGATACCTGCAGGTTTACTGGTTGGTACGGGAGAAGGTGTGGGCGAGGCAACTTGGCCGGCAATTGGCTTTTGTGTGGCAGCGTCAACGTTAAGTACGGGTTTCGGCTTTGGCTGGGCGCTGTAGATCTGCTGCCAGACGTTTGGTGTAGGGGAAGGTGTGGCAGGGGTGGGTGTACCCTGAAAGGCAGGTACAAACGGCGTGGAAGCATCACCCGCTATCGTGCTAATCCCGCGCGGTTTTGCTATGGCTACGCCTGCATCTGCCAGGCTTTGTTCTTTTGACTGCACTGGAGCGGTCGCCGTACCAGGGAAATTCCGTTCCAGTTCGCGATTGCTGGCGTCGTTGGAATCATTCCATGTTTTCAGTAGACCACCCCCCGCCAGCCCCGGCACATCCGCAATCCCGCGCAGCTTCGGCTTGTCCATCCGTCCCAGGCTATCCGGCTGATCGTGGCGCTTCGGGCCGGTGTGCGTCGGCAACCCTGCCTGTGCCCGCATGCGTTTCACCATCGCTTCCACCGCCTCCGGACCCCCCAGCAACTTCACATCCTCAACGGAAAGAACATACTCCCCCTTCTTGGCGTTGATGGTGACATCATCGGCCACCGCGGGGTCAACCTTGCCGGGGATCAGGCCATCGGTAATCCCGCCACCATTGGCCAGTCCCTTCATGATCTCCGCCTCTTGGTTCCGCCGCGACTTCACATCCGTCACGGCCTGCTGCTGGGCGGTAGCCGTCTGCTGTGGTTGCGGACGCGGCGCGGGGGCCGGTGCGGTACGGGCCGAGGGGCTACCGGCGATGCCCAGGAAATTATCAACCCGGTCGGCGAACTTGGCGATACGGTGAACCAGGCCTCCATCGGCCAGGCCATCAATTTGAGCTATCCCCGCGATCCCTCTGGCAGCCATTTTACACCCCCTCGATTGTCCGCAATAATTATGGCGGATACTATACCCGTGAATCAGTTCTTAATCAACCCGATAACGCTATGGCTTAATAACCCCGATAACGCTATTGGAGACCGCCTGGACCATATCACCGGCGGCCTTGGCCTGTGCCGCCGCCGCATTGATCGAATGGCCCGCACGGTTCTTCGCATCTTCAAGATAGCCATTGAATTTCCCCAGGGACTGCTGCATCTCCAAATTATTCTTTTCCATCTTCAGCCTGCCCTCGGTGCTGGCGATATCCGCATTGGCCTTCATCACATCCGTCCGCATCAGGGCCGCCCTGGTGATCGCCTCCAGCTTGCTCATTTCCATCTGGACCTCGGTGCGATACTTCTCCAGGATCGACGTCAGCAGGGTGGTATAGATCTCGCGGAAGATCGAGCTGTACTTGTAGGCGAAATCCATGTGGGCCTGCTCCACCGCGATACCCTGTTGCACCGCAAACTGCAGATTCTGACGCGCCCACTCGGTCATCTGGCGGGTTATCTCGCGGCTTTGGTTCTCCTGATCGAACTGGTGCTTTTCCATCAGGTCGAGCATGGCGGCATTGGTCTGGCCGTTGGCGTATTTGAAGCCTCGGCCGGACGTCTGAGCCGCCACCAGATCGAGCGCATCCTGGAGCGTCTTCTGCTTTCGCTCCCGGTCGGCTTCGAAAATCGCATCCTGGAACGCCCGGTCCGGCATGCCCATTGATGCCACATAGCTCATCAGCATAGTCTGGATGCTGTCCAGCTGCGCGCCCTCCCAGACATGTTTCTTGTAGCGGCTCAATTCGTCGCTGGAGGGCGCCGTCGGGAACTGATCCGGACGGATGCTCTGGATCGTACCCATGACATCCTGCACCGAGGGTAGGCTGGATATGTCCAGCTTATCCAGCTGCCCGGGATCATATACCGTGATATCCGAGTACGTAACCTTTGAGAACGCCGCGCTGAGCGCCGCCGATTCCAGGCGTTCCAGCGCCGAGAACGCCCGCTCCTTGACGTCGTTGAAGTACGAAACGTTGCTGCCGTAGATTTCCGATATATCCGCCATGATTCAACCCCTCTCTTGTGTTGCCAGAAAATACGAAGCGCCGTAGACCGGCAGCCAGGCCGCCAGGCCCAGACCGAATGCCAGAACCACCACCAGGCTGACCCAACAACCCAGGCACAACCTACACACAATCGGGTGCGGGTTGTCGCCGATCTGGAGCCAGGGTGATCTGATCATGATCCATCTCCGGAACGGCTGCATGATCGATCCGCCGGCAATCACCAGCGTGACGATGTAGCTACTCAAAATAGCGGCAATATAAACCTTCATCCAGTTTCTCCCACCCCAGACGCTTCATGGCCGGGGATTTGTTTTCTACCAGAACCAAACCTTTAACTTCCCCTGAATTAAGTCGGCGCTTGATTTCACGCAAAGCCGTAAGTGATGGTTTAATATTGTATATCCATACACTCCAACATGGCACGCTCACTCCGCGTAAGGTTGCCGGGGTATAGTGTATTATCAGCTCCAGCTTTCACCACCCCCGCCCGTGGCTGTACCAACATTTTTAAGACCCCAGCCATACACCACTCCAAGCAGTACTTGACTTGGTGTGGGCGCATTATCGGAGGTATTAAATGTATATGGCACAAAATCTTCGACCAACACCTGTCCCGTGGCATCACTTATTGCTATAAAAGCCCCTTCGTTCCAAATCGCCATTATCAGCCTCTTCTTACCGCATATCGCCAAGCAACATTGCTATAACCAGCAGGCCACACCACATATGTTTTACCCGCCTGTACCACGGTATCAAGGGGAGATCCCCAGTTATAGGTGATTGACCACATATCTGAAAACGCTGATAAATCGCCACCCAAAAACGCCCCGTTACCGACCATCCACATAGGCACGAACAGGTGCTGCAAACCTTTACTGGCATTGGGCACCAGCGTTGACACACCACCAGCGGGCCAAGACCCGTTTGATGGAACACTGCCAGAGTACCCGGTCCCGGTAGAGCAACCAAAAGGACTGGACAGAAACATTACCGCTGATGATCCGGTCACGTCGGTGGCGTTTGTGCTGCAATAGCGTGGCGCATATCCTAGTGAGTGCATTGGTGTTCCGCTCCCCGGCGTGACACCCGTGTATGAGCTATTCATCCCAACACACTGAACAACTGGAGGATACGCGTTACCCGGAGTATCCCAGGGGGCGCGTCGTGTCCGTTGAAATATTCCCATCGGAGACAAGGTACCACTTGATCCCCATGTTCCCGATTGATATCCATGAATACAACAGTGCCATGGAGACGACGAGATATACAACGTGCCGGAGGCGGCTGTGGCAACCCGAACCCAGTAGGTGTTTGCGGCTGTGCCGCCGTAGCATTCATTGGTTCCGGTGTGGGTAACGGCGTTCCAGCTTTCCCAACAGCGCAATCGGACATATCCTGATTGAGATGTATCAATCCCCATGTAGACATTGCCTGAACCTAGTGAACTATCCCAAGGTTGTCGCAACACCCGCATATTGGTGCCAGCGCTGGCGTCATGTGTTACCCATCCAGCCGTCTGCCAAGCAGTCCAAATTCCAAATACCGACGTGATATACGTGGTTCCAGTTCCGGTCGTTCCACCATAATTAACGTCTAGCGTTACCGTGGTATCTGTATTGGAGACCACAATTCCAATCTGATTGCCGTTGTAATGAACATATTGACCAATCAAGGTGTTCGTCCCTAAAGCACTGAATCCGGTCCCTACTGGTGATGAATTGGTCCAAGTGATGTTAGAATAGCTCGGGTAGGTTACGAGTCCCGCCAATTGTGTAATATCGACGGTCCCGGTACATAGTTTTGTCAAATCACTTAGCAGTGTCGCCACTGAAACTCCTGATGCATATGTGTAGGTGCAATACATAATTACTCCATGATAATTGTAATAGTTAAATCGCTTCCGGGAATAGTTGAACCCACTTGGGTTATATTAATAGTCAGTGTGTCATCTACAAACAACTCAGCGTCAAGGAATGATGTAAAATCGACACCTGTTGTATTGATCGGAATTTCCTGATCCGATGCAAAAACAGTATGTGCGACGCCGTTTTTCAATAAGTCGAATTTGATTGACGAGCCAGTTGCCGCCGTTGCCAGTCTGACGACAACTTTAACAATAGTATGAGCAGTGCTGATATATTTCCGTAATTTCCCGGTATTAACACTCAAAGGGCCACCATAACTATACACAAACTCTTTTGGTGATACCCCTTTGATCCGCATCAATGGAGACCCCCAACCACTTACTGTTTTTTGGTAAATATCTCCCAGATGATAATCAAGATAAAAATCGTCTACACTACCGGTATCGAAAACGGGAGGTAGTGTACCGGAATACCAGATGTTACCATTGACGTTGCTCAATACGGTCCACGAACCGTTTGTCATCCAGTAAACGGTGTTTTCCGCATAGTCAAAATAATAGTCTCCTGCGTTGCCAGATAAACCTCCCGGTGGCCCTGATCCTGTGAACCAATGCGTCATAGAGGGCATCAACAACGCCACGGGGAAGCATGATGTAACACCGCCCTGATTACCGAGCAGATACGCGGTTGCCGTGTCTAGTGAGGTTATCGTATTCGTCGCGGCTATATCCGATATTTTAGGCATGCCAATCAACCTCCATGAATTCTCCCGCTTCGGTAGTTATTTGCAGGTTATTTTCTGCATATACATAGATACTTGCCGTGTAATTTATTGATGGATTGCTGCCAGTTCCCGGAAGGTCCGTGCTGGCTGGTGGTGCGTGTCCCGCCTCAAAATCCTCCCGATCAAACCATGTAATTGACTCCCAATCACTCATATCGGTGTCACTGGGTATATGGCTGTATATGCGTTGCGAGTAATCTTGTTTTTGTCGAAGATCGCCGCATAAAGATCGCCCAGTGATGATCGGTTGTAAACCACCCCTTTGCTGTTTGCCCGATCACTGAACTGCAACAGACATGACGCAATGAAGGCATCTTTTGAATCGACGGCAAATGACCCGAACGGCATTGAATATACATCAGGGGTTGGTGGAGTCCACGCTGATGATCCGGCCAGGTTGGTTCGACCAGAGTCGTAAATAACCTCGTAGCGTTGATCCGCAGTAGCTCTCCAAATGCTGTCGGTAGGCATGCAGCGGCACCAGTATGGGTAAAAATAATCCTTGCCACCATCATCATGTGGCAGACCGCTCTCCATCATACCCGCCTCCGTGGTGTTGTAGTCATAGAAGCCATAGAAACAGACATCGTTATCCATTGCGGTTGCCTGCTTCGGAACCAGGGGGAAAATCAAAATACAAGCCACATCGGCTGTGTCCGGCTGCACGTCCCGAAACTGCTTTGCTCCATACAACCCCCAAGCTCCAGTTGCGCCAGTCGCGGGGAATGGTTTGTAGGTATACGACACTTCGGCCAGCACGGACCTCTCTCCGCCATTCTGAAGGATAAATTGCTCGGTCCCGTGCGTAACGACACTTGTCGGAATAATGATCTTGTGGAAATATCCCGTGCCCCACTTTTCGCGAAATGCAGCAGTTTTGCCGCCAGAGGAAATATTAAAAGACAGTGTTTCCACATGATGCTTCCAGACGTAAATGCCTCGCTGTCGGTCGATGTAATATGGGATATTAACCTCTCTTTGACATGATTCAGACACCACGGCGTGTGGGACCGCACTTGCCGGACCCCCTTCGCAGCCAACCAAATATTCACAACCAGCCACCGCGTAACCGGGCGAAATATCCCGATCCCAACCATAGTCACAGGAAAAGCTCCGGGTGGTACTACTGGTTACACCAAAGGGTTCATTGGTGGTGGTGGAAACTGATACCGTGTGGCTGTAACTCTCGGAATCACTATGGGCATCTAGTTCAAAGTACTGATCTTTGCATTTGATATAATGATCGCAATCACACGCCATACTATTTTACCTTACCTCCGCCACAGGAGCCACAGCTGTGCGTCCTCATAGCTCCTTGTATTTCTAATGGGTTAACAATGCGAGGGGCCGACGATGCTTTATCAATTTCCGCCAAATAATATTGGTAAACTTCTTCCAGATTTAACCCTTCAGGTAACAAGCGCAAAACACCCAGAATTGAATAGTAATTCACTGGATCAACACGAGGCGTCTCAGTGAATTCCGCATACGGGACGGGCTGGGAGTACAAACTATAAATTATTGTTTTTGAGTAGATATTTATCATTTGACTTTAACTGCACTCCTCGGAACTGGCTGCGGTACAGGCACAGGTCCAGGTACCAACCTGTCCAAACGGCGCATGGCTGCCACCCTGTTCGCTAGGTGGGCAGCACGGCGATAAAATACTGCGGGTAAAACCGGTGTAACGTATCCACTGCTTATAATATCCGTTGTAATACCGCCATGCTTCTTGATCAGCTTCTAACGTCTCAAATACACCATCCGTATAATTTTCGTCACAAATCAGCTTTTTGTGATAGGTGTGTTCCGGACATGATAACGAAATTAATGTCAAACTAGCTGATGCACCGCAGGCGTCAGTGCCAGTAACCACACGCTGCATGCACATATCATCCGTCAAGCTGGTGATAGTCCCCCCGGCGCTCATGGTCCCGCCAGATATGGTCCATGTAACGTAACCTTGAGCATTTTGGAGAATATAGCCAGCGCCAACATACGGCTGTAGTGGTCCTATTAAGGCAACTTCCTCCACTCGGACCGCGCGGGAATAGGTACCAGTTATTCCTTGGGGTTGCAAAGTAACCGTTATTGAGAAACTGTCGTTGCACGTGCCTATTTTTCTGGTCGCCCTATTACCCTCGAAACACTGCACACCACTCCATTGCATACTGCAATACGCACCATTGGCCTCAGCCGTAAAACCTTCAAGGTAATCATTGCCGTCTTGGCACTTTCCAGGCCCTTTGCTTCCATCAGGATACACAATGACATCTGTAGCGGGGTTTCCTGTATACACCGGCACCCGTTTCTTGGTCGTTGTCTGCCCCGAGCTGCCCGAACCGGTAAACGCCGCGGTTGCCGTGAGCGTTGTGACACCAATCCCGCCGGATGATGTCATTCCCGGCCACAGTTTTGCATTGCCGTTGTAGTGATACTCGCTGCTGTAACCACCCGTGCCCACAATCGTGCGCGTTCCTGATGCGGTCATATCGGCACTACCGGTACATGTGACATTTTGCAGGTCATCACTTATTTGATACTTCTTGTTGTCAAGTATTAATGTCTTTGCATCACTGCTGAAAAACGCCGGAGTTCGCAACTTTCCGCAATCAAATTGCCCGGACAACAGCCGCCAGGCCGATCCGTTATATATCGCTACAGTCAGTTTGAAGCCTGCGCTGTAATCGCCGTAATTGGAAACCACGGCGCACAGAAGTTGTCCATTATAGGCAATAGCGGCTCCGGCCACCAAGTTGGGCACCTGTACCGAACCTCCCAACAATGGCGGCGCTATGGAGGGGCAGGTGGCCAACACTGAACCGGATTGATACACGTCAACACCAAAACATGTGTATGCCGGTTTATCGCCGAAGTTCGTTTCCAAGGCAGTCAGACCGGGAATCGAGAGAGTCGCTGAGGGAGTGAGTAATATGTTGGGTGGGCCACGCCATGATACTACGGGCGGATTTTCACCCTGGCCGATCCACCAGATATTGCCGTAGTTCTCGCTGTCCGATCCGGCCCACTCCACTTCGCAGCCGGATTTGTCGTCGCCATCGATCAGAAACGTGCCGCGGTCGTTGTCCTGAAGCGGGTAGGGGGTGCGATTGGCAAGCTCGTACCATCCATCCTTGTTTTTGCCGTAACCGCCGCCATTGATAGCCGCCAGGTAGTACTGGTTCATCTCGTTGTCAAAATAAGGGAGCAATTTGAGAGATCCGGAACGGGGATGACTGAGGAATTTTCCCCCGCCGATATCGATCAGGATTGCCTTGTGTGGGGTGTACTTGCAGATGATGGTATAGATCCCGTCAACGAAGGCCCGCGTGCCGCTGGAGCCGGTAGCGCGGGCATGCTCCAGGCATTTCTTGCCGAACCAGAGATACTCGGCGGCCTTTTCGCTGGTCGGCTGGATCATCATTTTACCCGCTGGGACATGACCGGCAGGACCTCCATTGACTTGAGCGTGAAGTCCGCGCCGCCCAGGTTCGCTATCTTGAACTGCCAGTTGGAGCTTTTGATCCCCCTGGCCAGTTTTCTCCGCCTTCGATGAACACCCTCTCGGCTGTCTCTTTCGACAAAATAGCCATCCCGAACGGTCTGCTCATCCGTGACGGTTGTTATTTCCATATCGCCGTCGCATCGCAGGTGTAAATAAGCGTCCGGCACATGCTTGGCCATCATGCCGCCCAACTGGTCGACCGGCGTAACCACATAGGCATCGACAGGAGTTGTTCCTGTCAGGTCGCCGGTATAGCGCGAATGCCCACCGGTCTTCAGATTGACGACCCAGACAACCCCGTCATCCGTCTCGACCAGGACACCGTGCAACTTCTCGCCGAACGAAAGGCATTCCCGGGTGAAGCCATCAACCGGCAGAACCGCCCGGCCGAATTCGGCAAACGATATCGATTCGGCGCTTTGACCCCACATCCCGGCCAGGGCCGTTTCCGAAAACGACAGGGATTCGCGGGAGGCACCCAGGATCGGCAGCGAACCAGCAAGATGTTCCGTAAAAGACAGTGTTTCGTTTGATAAACCGAACTCGGCAACATCGCCGCCGGCCGATTCGGAAAAAACGATCTTTTCCGAACCATAGGCCGCCAGCGCGGCGGTGCCGGAGAGAAACTCCTTCAGGGAGATTGACTCAGCCATAACCAGCCCCGCCTATGTGGATGGCACCGTGAACGTCGCCCCGGTAGCCGATATCGGGGTTGTGGCCGTGATCGTGGTCGAGGAGAGTTCAAAATCCCCGCCACCGCCGATACTGGTGATCGTGCCCTGCTTGCGCAGGAAGGCCGTGGAGGCCGCCCCCACGTCCGAGGCGTCATAGATATCGCGGTACCAGGTGGCCGTTCCGGAGGCATCGGCGGAAGCGTCCTGCCAGGTCTCCGTCGAGGTCAGCAGGCCATTGACCGCCCGGGCGTCGAAGTTACAGCAGTTGACCGCATCGACCCCCAGGGTTGTGCCGTTCGTGCCGTCCGGCAGGCCGGCCGATGCCACGGTTGCGGTAACCGAGGACGTGACGGCGCTGGAGCAGACCAGGGCGTTCAGGCTGGCGCCGCTGCCGACCGGGCCGATAACGAACAGATCGGCGCCCGTGGAGGTGGCTGTGAACCCGCAGAAGGCCTTGATCAGCGTGCCGTTGATAGCTGTCGCCAACAAGGCCGCCGTGGTGGTGGCATCGGTTACGGACGTAACAGCGGCGTGGATCGGCGCCCCGCCCATCTTGATAGTGACCGTGCCGCCCATGCTGCCACCGATGGTGACCTTCCAGCGGGGGGGGACCTCGAAGGTTGCCGCCCCGCCGTTCTTCGTCAGGGTTGCCAGCAGGGTGCCGTTGATGGCGCTGTCGGCCGTAGCCGGCATAGTGCCGGAGTAGATCAGGCGTTTGAAGTTGCCGACAGCCGACCGGATAGGGAGTCCGTCGGCGATCAGTTTGGCGAGTTTTGCGGATAGTTGCAGGGGCATGGAGGACTCCTTTTGTTGTCAAATATGGTTTTCGTAGAGGGATAGCGACTCTTGCGAGATGCCGTGGAGGGTCAGGACGATCGGATCGAGACGGTTGTAGGCCGGATTGGTCGCCGAGGTAGTGAACAGGTAATGGACCAGGCCGTTTTCCTCGCGGATCATGGCCTTGCCGGACAAGCCGTACTCATAAGAGACCTTATTCTGGGAAAGATTATGGATCTGCCCTCCCGGGCCGCCAACAATTACTCCCCGGTGCGACGCAAAGATGCAGCAGTTGCCCGCGAACTGTGATTGCGGCACCAGTTCGCCGCGAACATGCATGCCTGTGCCCATGATCACGCCATAGGGCAGGGTCCACACATCGCTGAAACCGTCGCCTGCCTGGGGGTCCGTACCCGCCAGGAAATGCAGTTCCTTCGTACTGCCGACGAACAAGCCACCGTCCACCCGCCGAATCATGGTAATCATATCGTCAAGGGAGATGACCGTACTGAAACGCTGATCCTCGTCATCCGACAAGGCCTTGCTGCAATAGACGGTATTGCCCACCGCCCAGTAATTGCGGCTGCCCATGATCTCGGTGACCGGGTGCTGCACCAGGCCGGTGATCAGCCCCTTGCGCCGGGCAATCCCGCCGTCGTTGTCGCAATCGACGTTGACCAGGTCGACGCACTGTCCGTATTGGCTGCTCTTCGGGTTGCGGCAATCGATATCGGCCGGGTCCGAGACGTTGTTCATGCCGGAGAAGACAAAGGTGGCGGGTTTCATCAGAACCTCTCCGGTTTACAGACACACTCCCGTGGATTCATCGCGGCCCGGTTCTGGTTGATCAGATCGATATCGGCTTCGAACTGCTTTGCCCATTTGGCGGACAGGTTCGGATCATACCCCTCCAGATCTGGTTTGATATAGAGATACTTCATGGCGCCGTGGATCAGTTCGTCATCCAGTTGCTTCAACTCCGGGGATTCGGAAGTGATCTTTTCGACAATCGGCACCTTCGGCAGCCTTTTGACGGTCATGGAGACCGCGCCCCCGGATGTCGGCTGGCGATTGAAGGTGACAGTGAAATCGTCGCTGTCGACAATATAATGGGTCGGCGTGCCGCCGGATTCGTCCCATCCCGGATCCCGCTCGTCCAGCTTGTCGATGGTGGTTTGATCAAGGGGCCTGGTTACGCCGGGGAATTTCAACCGCTCGATGCGCAGGATACGGCTGTCAATGGCGCAGGTCCTGGGGAAAATGCCATCGACCGCGGTAATATCAAACCGGCAGATCTCCGCTGTCGTTGAATCACTCAGCAGATACAGGCGCCGGCACAGTTCCCGTTCGGCCTGCGATAACGAGGAAACGATATGCACCGTCTTCCACAGATAATCATCCTCGCCGCTGCCCGTGGCATCGTCCAGAAACTCTGTCCTGATGCGCGTAACCAGTCCCTTGATATCCATCCCTTACCCCTTGGCCGCCTCATAGGCTGCATCACGCTCCGGGCCGGTAACTTCGAAACCGAGCTTTTCTTTCAGAGACTCCACCTTGGGGCTTCCATTGCCGGTGAAATCATTCGGGTTGCCGGCATTGATCAATTCAATCACCGCCGCCTTGATTTTCTCGGCACGATCGATGTCGTTTGTCTGCTGATCTCCCCCCGGGGGTGGAGGGAAACTGTCATCCGTCCCGGAAGGCGCAGGCGCAGGCGATCCGCCTGACGAGCCGCCGGTCAGAGACTGCTGCTGACCATCGGTAAGTCCACCGAGTAATCGCTTTTTCAGCAACTCCAGTTCATCATCGCTCATGCAGCCGGCGGCCCGGGCCTCGGCATGGAACATTTCCGGTATTTCACGCGGCTCTTCCCCGATGATAACGACATGGCCGCTCAATGATGCCAGCCGCACCGGCTCCTGGCCGGGTAAAACGCAATATTTCGCCATTCTGTATTCCTCCGGTTGATAATTGTTTAAGAGGGTAGAGGCGCGAAATGCGCCTCTACATGGTTATCCGGTCATTGTTATCCGACGGTAAAATCCGCCTCGTTCTCGTAGTGATGCTCAACGATCAGGCGGACTTTGCCGGTGGTAGCCTGGCCTCCACCGCTGGTGTACTTGGCAACGATCGACGCGGGAGCGGTAAAACGGTAACCCCTGCCGGTAACCGCACCGGCCCGGCCACCCAGGGTCTGGCCGGTGAAAATGTTCTGGCTGGCCACAAAGGTGGCCGTGGCGCCGGTCAGTCCGAATTCGATCACCGCCGACGTGGTCGGATTGGCAACCTCGTCCACGGCTACGTACACATCATCGATAACAGTGCCGGCCGGCATGTCGATGACCGCTTTTTCCGCCGCCGAAACCAGATCAGCGATCAGAATCAATACCTCTGCGACAAACTGTCCTTTACGAGCGACGTTCTTTGTAAAAGCCATATCCCTTCTCCTTTACAGAAACAGTTAATGGTCGGCGGAGCTTGAATTGAATCAGGCGAACCGGGACGCCACCCCGCCACAATTATCCCCGGTCAATGGCTAGTACTGCTCCATGTAGTGGTCGATACAGAGACAGGAGAAGTCTTCAACCGAACGATTAAAGGTGTTGTAGTACTGAGGCTTGAGGATGCCCAGGAATTTTGAAACCATGATGCCGTCCTGCGTGCCGTACTCGAACGACTTCTCTTCGTAGATCGGCTCGCCACCGGCCTCCAAATCGGCGTAACCCAGTGCCTGGGCTCCCCATAACAGAGTACGGGTGCCGTTGATGGCATTGCCGGCTCCCCACTTTGTCGATGTCCCCGAGGTGTTATAGACGTACTCGTATTCGACCAGCAGCAGGCCGTCGACGGTAGGGATAGCTCCGGAGAAGAAGGGGTTGTCGTCACCACGGACACCACCCTGAATAATCGCGTTCTTGTAGTCCGGGTCGTTTTTCAGCATGGCGAGGGAGTAGGGCTGCATCAGCACCACATACCACTGCTTGCCACCGGCTTGGAGAGGCATCAGGCGATGCGTGCGGGCGTAGGCCTTGGCCATCAGCAACATCTTGTAGGTCGGCACGTCGGCGGTGGTAATGGCCGATGTATCACCCGCCACCAGCGTTTTGGCGGTTCCGTCCCAACGACGGAGGCGCTTTGCTGAGGGGGCCTTGACGTCTGCAGCGAATCTCAGGGACGAAAAATCCGAACTGATCGGGTTGCCATCCATATCCAGGACGCTTGAACGCAGAGACCCATCCAGGTTGTAGGTGTAGGAGATACCCGAGGCGGTCAGCATGATCAGCTGATCGGTACGGTTGGCGTGCCAGTACTTCAGAGCCGGCTTGGCCTCCTTGCGGAACTGGACCACGCTGCCCTGCTCGGCCAGTTTGCCCTGACTGCGAACGCTGTTAAAGATCTCATCGATATGGATCTTCTGCTGGCTCTTGAACATCTTCTCTTCGCGGCCTTCGCGTTTGCCCCCCACGGAACCGACACCGCCATCACCCACCAGGTGATTGACCAGCGTCATGATACATTCCTCGCCACCGCCTTCCATACGGCGCAGCTCGGTGATCTTTTCAATGGGGAAGTTCTGACCCTTGCCGCAGAAGCGGGGCAGCAGGAAAGAAGCAGCCTCCATTTCGTGCCGCATCTCTTTCTGGATGAACTTGATTTTGTCGGGATCGAGTTGACCGAAGTTGGTCATGTTTCCCATAAGGATACTGAAGGGGAACAGGTAGACGGACTTGAGCCAGAAGGCAAGCCGCTGCAGTAACATTTTAATCATGACGTAACGCTCCTTTGTGAATTGAATGTGGTCGTTTCAGACTGACGGATGGATTTGTGCGGATTTACGCCCGGCACATCGGGCTGAAACGACCACTTCACAGAGGCGTCGGTCACTGGCTCTCTTACATGGTTGGCACACGGGAGATTTACATCATCCAGATGGAAACGACCTCTCAGGGGCGTCGGTCCCTGCCCGTCAGTGGGCAAGCCTTGCTTCTGATGCTACAAAGTATCACCGCGCAAACGTGCCTTTTCCTCTTCCGGCATGGCTTTGATCTGGGCGGGTGAAAGTGAATTGACGTTGATGGCGAACGAGTTTTTCTCGGACTTGCTGGGCAATTCAGCCGGTTGGTTAAGCGAGGCGTTTGCGGCTCTCTCCCGGGCTTCTTTTTCTCTGGCCGCCCTGATCTGATCAGCGGTCAATCCGCTCTCGGACTGGATACCCAGCAGCTTGGCGAATTTTGGGCCTTTTTCGTTCACGGCCGTCTGCAGGGCCTCGATCGGCGACTTGCCGCCGGCAATCAACTCATCCCTTCTGCTCTTGACCGCAACCACCGCATCCGGATCACAGGAATCGGAATTGATATCCAGGAACGGATAACTTTCGTAAGCCTTGGCAGCCACCTCCTCCAGCGAACTCAGCAACCTGGTGGTCTGGTTTTCCTGCTGCAGGCTGGTCTTGGCCCGGCCGGTGGCTATCTCCAAAATCAACTCGTCGATCTGGTCGCCCAGCGCGATGGCAGAGTCCAGGTCACCCTCCACTTCCAGTTCTTTTTGCTGCCGGCGCAGATCCTTGAGCTTCTCCCGTGGGTCGTCGATTTTCTGTTCCGGCAGCTGAGTTTCCACGGGGACTTCTTTGTTCCGGGCGAGTGCCTCCAACTGCTCCCTCAGCCGCTTGTTTTCCTCGTTGACCTCGTTGAAGCGGGCTCGGGGAATATTACCGTCATCCTTTTTTTCCTCGATGGCGGGCTGATTGAGCAACGCTTCATCTCCCTCCTTGGCGATTTCCGCCAGGATGGCCGGATCGACTGCTTCCTCTTTTGGTGGCTCAATGACATCACCACGGGCTACTGCCGCCGCATATTCGATCTCCGCCGCTGTCGGCTGATTGACCGCCGCCTCTTCCGCTGCTGCTGCTACTGCTGCAAGTGCTTCCTGTCCCATGCTTTTCTCCCCGGTTGTTTAATGGTTACTCCGTATCGCCATCCGCCACCACAGCCAAGTCCATCATCTTTTTCTTGGCCATGGCGGTGCATTTGGCCATCCGTTTATGGTCTTTCTGGATTTCCCTGGCGCGGCAAAGCGTCCGCAGATCTTCCTCAACCTGCCAATCATCATTCGATACCGGTGGTACTCTCGTGCCTTTTCCAGCCATGGTGACAACCTCCTGGTGACAAAAATGCAAAACCCCGCACTACGCCTGTCGATTGGCATAATGCGGGGTCTTGTTTGATCTGCCGAAAAGCAGAGAACGCGATGGGCCGCCTGATCTTCGATTTATTGAGTTAGAGCGGGTTTGCTATCTCGCAGCTCGATGAATTCAACCCGCCTCGATGGAAGTTCAATACGATCTTGCCGGTAAATGTCTTACTGATAACATTTTCATCGACAAGAAGATCTGTAATCATTTTACGGATATCCTTCACGGGTTCGCTCCGTATCTCTTTTATCTTGGCTGACATAAATAATCCCCCGTATCCTCCGCAATTATGGCGGATAAAAATATCAAGTCAACTATTTTTTATCATCCTGCGGTAACGCACCGCCACTGTCCGGCGTTCGTGACGATTTGCCTCAGGATGACTATCCTTGATCACACGGGAGATTTCTTTCTTCACTGGTTCCGGGAAAGTCTCCAGACGGATCCGCTCCAGCTCACGAAAAGCGGTGCGGCTTTTTTCACGGGACATCTTTGACAACTCATCGCTGCGTCGTTTGCGTCGATATAGAAACACGCCGGTTACTACAATCAGTATCGCTGCTATTGTCAGAATGATAATCATGCCTGGCCTCCCTCAATCCCTTGCGTATAGCCGTGATCTGCCAGGGGTGGAAAATTTGGTGACGTATTGGCGGGTATCTGCGGCAGATCTCCGGTAATCGGTGCAATATTGCGCGGGATGACCGGCGGGGCGTTATGATCCTCGAAGCCGGCCGAGAGCATCATCGCATCCGCCATGGGTGCTACCTGCGGAATCAGCGCGATCTCTTTGGCCGCATTGGTCGCTCCGAACATGGCCTGCACGTTCGTATTGGTGGTATCCGCCACCACCTTGTTGCGGTTGGCCCTCAGCAGATCTATCTTGGCCGCCAGTTCCTCCAACTGTTTTTCCAGCAGCGCCTGCTGGGCCGCCCGCGCCCCGTTGTCCTGCGGGTTCGACATGCGGTCCGCCAGTTCGTGCTTGTTCGCCAGGTTAGAACGCCGCACAATCTCATCATCCGGAATCGCAACATTCATGTCCTTCCGCATCGCCCCCAGCTGCTTGAACTGCGACTCCTCATACGTCGCCGCGGTCGGCTGTGTGGATACTTCCACCTCGTACTCACCCACGGTGATATCGTTCAGGATCTCTCCGGAAGGGTCGACCTGGTTAATGACGATCTCCTCTTCCCGTGGCCGGCCGTAATCATCCTTGCCGGTGATCTTATATATCCGCTCGTTGGTTAGGAATTGCTGGCATAACTCGATGATCTTGCGCCCCACCAGCGTCCTGGTGAACTGGAGATTGGAAAGCGGGTCCGCCAACTGCAGCTTGCTCTGGAACTGTTTCATCCCGATCGCAACACCGGATATCTCCGGAGAATCCAAACCCTGCTCCGCATCGCTCATCCCGGTAGCCGCCTTGATCCAGGCCTCTCCGCGATCGCTCAATCGGTCCATGCCGGTGGGGAAGGTGTTGGGCTGGATCTTTTCCGGTCCATTGGTCGATATTTTCGGGTCATACTCGATAACCAGGCCGGTCTTCATGCCGACATTCCCCAAGTCCGCGGTTGTCATGTTGGTTAGGCTACCCTTGGCTACCTTCCAGCCCGAGTTTGCCAACGACGTCAGATAATGGGTAGTAGCCGAAACCGATTTGTTGAGCAGGTCCTGGGGCGATATCGCATCAGTAACCATGCATCCGGTACGCCCCTTGTCGAACAGATAGAAGAAGGGGATTATCGTGAACGACTCATAGGGGCTGGGTCCATTGTGCAGCACCGTGGTTGCGGTCGTAACCTGCCACATCACCCGCCGGCCGCTCATCTTCTGCAACAGGAGGCCGTTGTCCATGGCATGCTGCTTTGCCTGCTGCAGGGTAACGTTCTTCGGCACTATCTTGGTGTCCCCGCTGGACATATCCACATAATGCAGGGCCATTTCGCGTTTGTAATACTGCCGCTCGAAAACCCTCAAGCGCAGCTCGCCGGTCTCCTGATCCCACCACTGGTAGTATCCCCCGGGCGACGTGCCGAAACCGTAGTTGCTGTCCGAGCGGTTATCCACCGGGAACTCATCCGTAAGCGGCCGGTCCTTGTAACTGCTCCAGTCCGATTCTGCCTTCTTTCGAGCCTCCGGGCCGTACATGCCCTCAATCTCATCCAGCGTCAGCCACATGAAACGCAGGAAACCGGGCCACTCCTTGGGATCGTACTCGGTGGCGAACACATCCGGGATGACGGTGATCTCGTCCGGATTGGTGATCTTGATCTCGCCGTTCAGGTTGCCGTCAAACTGCATGCGGATATCCAGATAGCCCCGCTCGGCGATCGTGCCGGACTTCCAGATGGATGTTTCCAGGATGTGATAGTTGTTCTGATGCAGGAAATGATTGGCCAGTTTGGAGAGAACCGTGGCCGTATCGGCCGAGGCTTTGCCCTTCTTCGGTTTGTAGCTGATATCGACACGGGTGGCGATCTGCTCGCCCACCGCCGTCAGCACCGCCTGTTTCGTCAGGTTGATCTCGAAACACTTGCGACCCTGGACCGACTCCATGTAGGTCTTGTCATCATCAGACCATTGCCCGCCATCACCATGGAAATAGCGCCGGTTGCGCCGGTTGCGTCGCACGTAATCCTCATGTCCGTTCTGGCAGGCGAACCAGAAGCGCTGATACAGCGAGCGGGCAATCTCGTAATCGCTCTGCTGCGCCTGGGGGCCGAAGCCGGGGGCCTGGGTTTCGATGTTCATGGTAATGCTCCCTTATGCGCACATAGCGCTCGGCCGTCCACCTTCCCGGCCGATCATCTGATTGACAACACTCTCCACTGGACGCACGATCGCAACCCCCCGGCCGGACCTATACCAGTAACGGGTACAATCCATCAGGTGGTCATTCTCCTTCACGATCGTACCCTTGCCGTTGTCCGAACGACGATACAGCCGAAACTCATCAAACCAGGGCGCCAGCGACTTAAAAACCTTCAGGCTGCCGGTGGACAGCGCCGTCCAGACATCATTGATTCCGGCCTCCACTGCATTGTCCGCCAGAGACAGGATCAGCTTGTTATCCTGGTACTGGTGCAGCAGCTTCTCGCCATCCTTCTGAGAACCGCCCCTCGATGCCGGATCGATCACGCCCGGGATCCACTCGCCGCGATTCTTGATCGCCGTGGCATGAATCGGCGGCTCGGCCTGGCCGCGCTTGTAGCAGGCATACAGATAACCGACCTGCGCCTCACGATCCAGCGCCCCCCAGACGGCCGCCGTACAATTCCACCCGACATCGAACCCATAGGCCCGTGGCCAGTGCGCTGGAATGACGAAATCCGGAACCTTGATGAAATCCTCGTCCACCGGATAGATCGCCCCTGAACCCAGGACGGGTATACCCTTGGAGCGGGCCTCGCGCTGGTGGGGCGGCAGGGCGGCATACAGTTCATCCTTATCCTTGCGGCTCAGGTGCGGGACATCATCCCAATCGGCCTGAATAGTGAAACGGGTCGACATCGCATCGGGCATCTTGCCGCCCGGCATGAAGCGCAAAACGATAGCCGTGATACCCGAAAGCGGCGTGAACGTATTCATCACGATTCCGCCGCAGGTCATCGTGCGCAACAGCTCCTCGTCGTACACATCCTCCGGTGGCTCCTCGTCATTCCAGATCACATGCTTGGCCGTGCCCTGGAACTTCTTCCGCCCCTGCTCGTACGACTTGAAACCGATCACCGAGGCACCGCCGGAAACGTGCCGCACTATTACCGACTCCAGCGCATTCTTCACGCCGTGCGAACGCTTCTCCACACCCAATATCAGGTTGCCCGGAATTAGAGCCGTGCCCCACTCCTCCTCCTTCTCCGGTGGGCCTACCAGCTTTGTCTGGATGATGTCACGCACCGTCTCCGAAGTATCCCCCGAAGCCCAGGCGTCAATGGGATGCTCGAAGCGCTTGCCATCCCACCACTCGGGATAAAGCCCCGTGGCATGGCAAACCATCTCATAACCACCCATACCTTCCGTGTTGTGTGTTACTATACCATGCTCAATAACGTAGGTATGGGAAGGGTGAGCAACCTCGATGCAGGTAGCCTCACCGGAATCAGTAGTGCTAATTCGGTGGACCACGCGATTCGTAGTTTCCTTCAAGGATTTCCAACGGGCGGCTTTTCTGGCTAGGTTAAATGGACAAACCCCAATTCGAAGAGAGACCTTGTAACACAGTTGGCCTGTTCTGCTTTCTCCATTATGGTGATATCTGGTGTAACGCTCCGTTATTTTTGATTTACCGCCGAATGAATCAACCAAGAATTTCACATCTTCGGCGAGCTGTTTTGATGTAGAAGAAAACTCCATAGCGGAACTGTGAGGAGTAATCGACCCATCCGTATCCATCAAGCCTCGCAACACCGCCAATCTGACATCAGGCGTGTTATGCAGATACTGAACCGGCACAAACTTATGCTCTGATCGAGAACCAAACAGGCCTAATTCGCGTAATGAATCAATGACGGCATTGCCGCCTTTTTTTTGTCCCTTGCTATGCCCAAGCCCCCCAGGTTTCGAAATTGCCCAATCGTATTTTCCGGTTTGGACAAGGTGCAGCTCTTTAGGAATCAGGCCTCGGATTGAATCCAAAATCTCTGTGTCTGCCGTTGAAATTCGAACGTAATCAGTCAGCCCGCCATCACCCAACAGTAATCCCAACAGATACGGATCCATAGGAATTTCACTGGTTGGCATATTCCACGGTTTAGAAGTGGGTATAACAACCCGCATTCCGGGAATAGGAGCTTCGCCGACTGCTGCCAGTATTTTCTCTATTGAGTCAACACGCCACTCGCCGTAGAACGGATTAACCTCTCGCTTGGCGTGGCTTTGTCGGTAGGGATAACGCGCACGGGGGTGCTGATAAACCCACAAGTGTTCTCCGCAACACTCAATTACCTCTCCGGCATCAAACTGTATTCGATACAACGGCTTGATACCTTGCGGGTAAATACCGGTGACAATAGTTATTGATCCATCGCCTGCGATTACCTGATCGCCTGGCTGCAACGATTCAATCGTGCGGTAGCCATTGGGAGTTGCAACCTTGGTTCCGTGCTTCAGCGCCTTTCCAACGCGGTTCGCGGCAATCGCCCCACGTTCCCGGAACTGTTTTCCGGCACGAAAAAAGGCGAGATGCTTCTGGTAAAGCTCTCGCCGCAACGGACCGGTATCCGGGTAATACTCAAAGAAGCGCCGCCGTGACTTTCGCCGTGCGAGCTCCTCTTGGATCGCTAATAGCTCTGCATAGGCCTTCACGCCGCTGCCTGTTCCTGGCTGACGATATCGCGTGCCAACTCCTTGGCCCGTCTCTCCAGGTCCTCGTCAGTCATCTCATCGAACTTGTGAGTCACCGTCATGCCGGACTTATCCAGGCCCATGATCCGGGCCAATGCATCCTTCGACTTCTCGCGAGAGGCGACGACCGGGAGCATGACAATGCCAAAGTCTTTGCTGAAGGTAGAATCCAGATCAACGATCGACGCCAGCTCATGGTCCAGCTCATGGATCGGGATACGCTGGCCATTCTCCTTAAAAAATCTCCTCCGGTCGATCTTGAGAACACGTCCGTGATGTTCGATCAGATCCTCGGCCGTAACTACGTAACGCCTGCGCAACTCCTTGCGGATAGCCGCAATACGGGCTTCGATGTTAGGACATGTTAGGAGTTTACTTGCTTCGACGCGGGCGGTGCTATCCTTCACATCCGGCTTTGCCACCAGGTATGCCTTGTAACCGACACCACCATTCTCGACGTATTCCCAACAGAACTGTTCCTTCCATGGCTCCAGTTCAATGGCGTCATAGCCCATCTGGCTCTGCATATCAGGAAGCACCGCCTGACCGGAAACACCGGTAGGAAGCCCGTCACGTAGTGAAACCGCCGCAGTATGTCCTTCTGACTTCTCTCCCATACTCCACCCATTACCACAAAACAGAATCATCCGCAACAATTATGACGGACAGAATGAGCGCAAAAAGCGGAAATGGAGGAGGGCCTACACCCTCCCCGCAGGGTCACACATTCCCCCAGTTTTCAAATTTCGCCATCAACTCATCAAGTTTTCGTGAAGCCTCCTCGTGCTGCTGCGCCGTGAATTCCGGCAAAGCAGCCCTGGAAAGATCGGCTTGCGGACTTGGCGGTATCCACTTTCTCGCGATTCTCCGGATCACAGCCACCACCGGGAACTTCTCCTCGTTCCTGATGATCTCGCTGGCCGCGTAGCTGATTGCCTCGATGCGCAGATCGGCCAGGTGCTCGTAGTAGACCGCTATTCGCTCGACACTGCATTCGGCTCCAAATGCCTCGGCAAGGCCGGTGATGATTGGCCCGAAAAACTCGTAGTCGTCGTTTGGCATTCCGCACGTTTCCTTTCCACAAAGGCCTGTGCCGCCCGTTTAGTCCGCTCACTCTTCGCTTGTTCGAACGACACCGGACCGACAGGCGATGCCCGTGCCTGTTTACCCTTCCCGTTGCCCTTCAGCACCCCCCGGACATAGGCCATGGTCGGTTTTCCATGTACCGCTGCAGCATTAAACGCTTCCCTGATCGCATCCGCCGTAAACTCCTGGCAAAGCACGGTTGCTATCTCGGCACAGCCTCCAGGCATGTTGGTGCCAAAGCTCTCGTGATGAAGAAAGCGGAGGTCGACGATCGTCATCCTCTCCGCCTTTTGCTCAGGCGGAGAGGGCGTTTTAGTTGGCATCTCCTCTAAAGGCGAAGAAGAGGAAGATTCTTCCTTTTCCGTTATCGTTGCCGTTGCCGTTGCCGTTGTATCCATAAGGTATGGATGGGGTATGTATGGGGTATCGGCAGGGCTAAGCCACATATCTACAATAGCTTTTAATTCTGGCGATTTTATGCGGAGAGCTTTTTTCTCTATGGCCTTACGCGTCGTGTCTGACTTGAAATATCCGGAATTGTGTTTTTTCCAGTTCACAATTAATAATTCGTTGGTTTCGCGACAACAACGAATTTTTCCATATTGTTCGAAGGTATCCAGCATTCGCTCAACAGTTGGCATATCATAACCTGTTTCGAAAGAAATCACGCGACGAGGCAGATCATAACATCCACACACATTAACCCTGGCATTGGTTAGGATATATATAAAAAACAGTTTCTCATCCGGTGGCAAGTCAAGAACGAATGCGTCTGACCAAAAGCGGGTGTCCAATGTTCGATAATCACGATCAGCCATTCCTATCTCCCACATGAATCATAAAATACATTTAACTGAAATTCTAGTTTGCCTTTTGCGATATCAACTCTTGATAAACGGTTTGCAAATCGGAAAGGAAAGTATTGAACTGATCTCCAGTAATAAGAATAATATCATCTTCATCTCTACTTGAATCATATTGAAACATGCTTATTTCATTTTTGTTTTTGTCAAAATCTATTCTGTAATTGTGGTAGCTGCGCACTATCATTTTTAATCTCCTTTTATTGATTTGTCGTCTAGGCCGTTACAAGCTTGTTGTTTTCTCTTCTCGGACACTTCACGTTCCATAAACTCAAGCGTATCTTCCGGAAAAACTACACCAATAATGAGCAGTAGAGTAATCCCAGGCGAAAGGCCGGACAGAATAATCTGCCTGATCTGCTCGAGTTCGGGCTTGGGTTGGCATGAATTTGATCTTGGATTGAATGGGTGATGCTTGGGAGGTGGATTGTTGGGAAGAGAGGAACTGCTGCTTGCGCGGTAAATAAGGCCGGGTTGATACACGTCGGCACAGAATGCCGAAAGGGATGCGGACATGGTGGTCTCCTATTGTTTCGAAGTATGCAACCTTGAAGGGGTTGCCGGGTGCCTTCAACCGTAATAGGAAACGGCGGGGATATTCCCTGCAAGCAGGTATTATATTACCCCCACACCCGACAGCCTTTCTATCTGTTGGGCATAAAAAATCCGCTGTTTCGTTGCGGTACCGTCCTATTACTCGTGGATTGAAGGCCACTTGAGCAAACAGTAAACCGCAACAGGCAAAAGTGTCAAGTATGTTTTGAGTTGATATCATTGTCTATCCCTTTTCAGACGTGTTTTGAAGCCTTCCGTCTCCACTGATACAGTCCCCAATCCCCGCCCGGAAACTCTTTCGGCCCGCGTTCTCCCACCAAACCCTTCAGAAAGAACGGAACACCAGCCACCTGACATTGCTTTTGCAGCCCGTTGATCGCAGCCATTGGCGCCGGCTGAATGCCGTGCCGTCCCGTTTGCGGGCCGCAGATCACCCACTGGATAAAATCGGACCAGGGACGCGATCCATCGCCGATCATCGGCATGGAACACCAATCAAGGATCGGCTCAACACTCACGAACCGTAGCCGGGCGGGTATCGTCGCCAGGATGTTGCAACGTTCGAACGCCTCCTTGTTGTTCGTTGCCGACACCCCCATCCACACGTTCGGCAGCACAACACCGCACCCCTCCCGCAGGGTCAACCCCGATTCGGCCCATCCGAGTATGATCGCTGCCATCCTGTCCGGGTTTTTGGTCAGGACCAGGAACGTATGCTGCCGAGCCCGTGACATCGTCATGAACACAGCCTTTATGAAATCAGCCGGTATCCCTGGATCAAACAGATCCCCCATCGAATCCACGAAAACTCGCCGCGGCTTCCGCCACCGCAGCGGGATCTCCAGCCGATCAGGATGGCACGTCGGCTCGAAACCATTGCGATACTGATGCGCCGTAGCCGGGTTATTGCGTAGCCGGTTCACCGCCATCGGCCGGGCATAGCAGTACGGACAGCCCTTCGTGCAGCCAGTGGTAGGGTTCCAGACCTCGTCACACCATTCAATTCCTGTGGGCATCAAGCAACTCCTTTTCCGAAATTAATATACTGCTGTCCCTGTTTTTGCTTCCATGCCGCCGGATTGATCCAGAGCACCTCTGTTCTGGCGTGCGCTCCGTCCGTATATGCCGGGCAATCTTCGCGGTGCCAGTCGGCATACAGTTCCCGGTCGTAAAGCTCACTGGCGTAGCCGGACAATATCACCATCCCTTTGCATGCGTGCAGCACCCCGGCCAGTTCCCGGTGGCACTCCTCGCTCATTTCGTGCCGATAATACTTGCCAGATCGGCTATCAGGCACATACGGAGGATCAACATAGAAAAGGGTGTGGTGGGCATCCATCCTGGGTATCAAACGCAGCGCATCTGTGTTTTCGATCACCACGCCGGTCATCCGTTGCCGGATCGTCTCAATCATGTCGGACAACTTGATGAACGTGGCCACCCTCGAGCAATATCCGTCGCTATTCACCCGCGTATCAAAACCGGTCTTATTCATCAGGCCCTTGCTGTAAGCACCAAACCACGACTTTACCAGGGTGCGGCGGGCCTGTTCCACCGGACACTCAGCAATATCATATGCAGCATCAAACTCTTCCCGGGAATAGGGCGTAAGCTCCAGGGCAAGTTTCAGCCGATCCGACTGATCCGGATCCCGCAGGACCCTGAAGAGGTTGACCACCTCCCCGTCAAGTTCGTTATAGATCTCGGTAACGGAGCGCTGTTTACGCAGCAGGATTGAAGCACCGCCACCGAACGGCTCCACATAGACCTTGTGCCCCGGAAAAAACTCAGTCACAAACGGGGCAAGTCGCCATTTGCCGCCGTGGTAGCGCAGAATAGGTCGCTCCGGAGTCATCGCTTCCCCTTCCGCCGCCACTGATACAGCCCCCAGACCGACAGCACCAGGTACAGCACAAACATGGTCCCCTGAGCATAGATCCCCTTGTAAAAGTCCACCACCGCCCACGAACTGTTCGTCACGATCCAGATATAGAAACAGCGCCGATCCTGATGCGTGTTGAGAACGACGCCGATCAGGGAGAGAATGGTCAGGAGCCAGGTAAGAATGGTCATGCCGCCACCGCGCAACGTCGATGATCCAGCGGACTCGCTACCTGTGTTGGCGTAATCAAGTGCACATACACCATCGTCGTCTCTATTTTGGCGTGTCCCATCAACCGCTGCAACCGGGGGAGAACAACATCCTGGGCACCGGTTGCATCCTCCAGCCAGTGCGTAGCGAACGAATGCCGCAGCACATGGGGGTGAACCCGCTTGACTATCCCGGCCCGTCTGGATGCGCCTTTCAATTGCTTTTGCAGAGCCGTCTCGTGCATATGCCAGCGCCGTTTAACACCGCTATCTTTCTCAACATAACGGCCAGACGCCGGAAACATCCACTGCCAGCGAATATCCCAGGGGGCATTCGGCAATTTTTTCGCCAGCGCACCGGGCAGTACAACCGCCCCCCATCCTTCGGCCAGGTCCTGCTCGTGAATCCGCCGCACACGGGAAAATTGCTGCTCCAGCGGAACAACCAATAGATCCGGCAGCGGCAGCATGCGGTCCTTGTCCCCCTTGCCGGCCCGCACCGTCACTGTCTTGCGCTGGAAATCCACATCACCAACCCGCAACTGGCAGCACTCCATCAATCGCAATCCACAACCGTACAGCATCGCCGCCATGATCCAGATATCTCCTTGAAGATTGTCCAGCACCTGCCATACCTCATCCCGGCTCAAAACCTCCGGCAGTCGTGGAGTGCGTTTCGAGCGCAAAAAAGAGATATCGCCGAGCTTGATCTTGAGCACGTGGCCATACAGATAAACCAGTGCACACAGCGCCTGCTTCTGAGTACTGGCCGCAATACCATTCCGGCCGCCTACCAGGTGAGTCAGAAACTGCCCAATCTCCACCACCCCCATCTCGCCAGGATGCCGATAACTTCCGTTCGACTGGCGATGGTGCCGGATATAGCGCTTGATCCACTCCAGATAGACCTCAATCGTCCTGGGGCTCATCCGCTGGAGACGCATGCAGTTATAGACCTGCTCCAGCAACTTTGGTTTGGTTCCCGACATGACGACCCTCCTTTTAAATCCGGTTATACAGACCATTTGACCGTGGAATCAGATGTTATACATCTCTAGTTACAGGGTAGGTAACGCCGCTCACGTAACGCCGCCTTGTAACCTGCTTTTGCCTCTTTGATGGTCTTTGCCGGTGGGCCTGCTATTTTCTCCCATCCGGTTTTGCCATTCGTAAAACGTATCTCGCCAGTGCCGTAATGGGTTTCAATTTTGGTTTGCACCCCGATCCATTCAGCGAAAGTCAGGCCACAATCGGAGTCCATATAATCCTGATACCGCTTTTGACTGGCTGTCTGTTTCGGAGCAGGCGGGCGTTTCGGACTATTCAACGCCACGTAGTCAATGCCTGCCGGAGTGACGACGAAACAGTGCATATCACCAGTCCATGAACGGGTCCCGAAATCCTGCATCAGCCCCATGCCGACCAACTCATTGCAAGCGTCAAAATCATCACTGCCGGGACCAGTGGCAAAATGATTGCGGTACTGGTTGCCGTGGCCGTACTGGTCCAGGCCGAGAGAGTGCTGCAGAATGTGTAATTTATTTTCCATCTTCGTGGCTCCTGAAGCTTCGATGTATAACAATCGGCTGGTGATGGTTGTCGCTTCGCTCCACCACACAGCCTCAAGCCGTTATGTGGCTATTCGTTGAATGTTATCTTGCCAGTCAAAAAACCCTTGACGATGGCGTTCCACTCCCAACAGTAAATCTGTGCTTCTATGTAAATGCGGAGTTTTCTGTGATCGTGCTTCTTTCTCGCAATGAACGCTTCTGCCGCCTCTTTGGTGAAATGTGCAGTAACAAACTCCCATGTGTCGAAGTAGCCGACTTTCTGGAATACGACTTCACCGTTGTGGAGTATTTCATCGTCGAAGCGGAAATCCCATTCATCAAGAGTGCATTCGTTTTCTGCTTCGTATTCAGCAGCCGCTTCTCGGAGTTCTTCATATGTTTCATATTCGGTTTCATGCTCAGGGCAATCTACCCAGAGTGTAGGCGGGTCATATTGTAAATCTAGACCAACGTGCCGTTTCCGCGATTGCACAATAAAAAGAGGTTCTGCCGTACAATGGTCATCAACGCCTTCGCCTTGATTGTGGTATTTCAGACGCGAAATGAAGTCGTCAAATGTTTCTTTTGTCAGTTCCATACTCTCCCCTTCGTGGCGACATCGCTGGCCCGGCTTGCGGAAGCGGTGCCGGTAATCAATCATCACAATCCTCCGCATCCCACAGACCCCGGCGTACCTTTTTCGTCGCACCCATCACCAGCACCTCGGCATGACAAACGCCAGCCAGAACAGACACTCCTTGTCATTGCCGCAGCGCTTCACCGCGTCCAGCAACTCCCGCTGCAGCGCCATCTCGGACTCAGTGCATTTCGCCGGAGCCGTCGCGGGCGGAGACTTCACCCCGGCGCACCCGCACAACACGGCCATCAAAACAATCAGTACCATTTTCACGCCTGCCCCCTCTTCGGTTTCCCCGATCCCTGGTCCCCAGTCCCCGATCCCGCTTCAACACCATCACCGCCTTGATGCAACAGATAGCCACATCGCGCAGTTCCGCCACCACGCCATGCGGGCCGTGGAGGTCCCCCCGGGCCAGCGCCCGCAGCACCTCCAGCGCCTCCCGGCCGATCACCCACAACATCCGGCCCAGGCCGTAATTGCGCCAATCGCCGTGCAGCAGCACCGAGCGCTCCAGGCCATAGACGATACCCGCCATCACCCGGTCGATATCCTTCAGCCGTACCGAGCCCAGCGCCGGAGCATGGCAGAACGGGCAGAGCGAATGCGCAAACTCGGCATGCCAGACATGCCCCAGATAACAATAACTCTTCACCGTGCCCCCCCGTACATCCTGGCCAGCTGGGCAAACTCGGCCGATCCCGGCTGGATGTGCCGTACCGGCCCGGACGGCCCAACCCCCAAAACCCGGCAAAACGCCGTCAACTCGCCCCTGGCCATATCGATCTCCAGTGCCGGATCCGCTTTTTTCTTCGGTCGCTTGCGAAGCGGAGTGGGGTGGGTGAGCGATCTGGTGGGCCGGTACTCCTCGCGTGCCCGCCTCTCGCCATTCCTGCGGCGCTCATTGGCCTGCTTCACCGCCGCCTTCAAGTTGATCTTCTGGCACGGCTTGCACGTCCGCTGCATGTTGTTTTCAAACTCGGTCATTGTGCCGCAGTAGCGGCACGGCTTGACGACAGGAGCATAACGGCGGCCCATATCAGCAGACCTCGAACGGCAAAAACAGCAAATCGCACTGAAAACCAGCCGCCCCCTTGTGCCCGCCCCCGCCGTAGCGCCTGGCGATCGCCGACGCATCCACATCCGGCTTGTCGGCATAGATGCTGACCTTCCACTGCCCCTTGCGCCAGACAAACGAAATCATCGCATCGTGCTTGGCCGGATCATAGACCGCCTTGAACAGCAGTGAATTCGTCAGCCCCTTGTTGACCGCGATGCAACGCAGTCCGTCCAGGGTTGTCTCGAAAGCGCATGACTTGGCATACATCTCGTTCTGTCGCTGCTCAAAGGCCAGCAGATTGCGGCCCTGGGCGATGATATTGCCAACGGCATCACCGCGGAACAGCCGCTCCCAGAACTCCATATCCGCCGGGTCGGCCTCGTACTGTCGCATGCCGTACTGGAACTCCAGCGCCAGCGGGACATCCCGCCATGCCCAGACATCGTAGCGCCCCAGCAGATACACCGCCTGCGGGACAGCCCCGCAACCGCACGCCTTCCAAGTCAACTCGCAAGCGGCCGTGCCATCTTGCAGAAACTGCGCCCCGCCGGCCAGAAAGCCGCGCATGTGCGCCTCCTCGATCGCCGACTTGTGGTGATCGATCCAAACCAGGTTGCACAATTCATTCAGCCGCTCCATATCCTCAAACGGCTGGAGACTGAAATCGACCATCCAGACCGTTTCACCGGTACAGATCGTCTCCCAGGGGAACGGCTGGCCATAGTTGATACCGATCAGTTCCATCTCCGGCACGAACATCTTGACGATCGCCCCGCTGCACTTCCCGTCCAGATCGGCGTTGTGATAAAAACATTTCATCGAAAATCCTCCCTTTATGACCAGGGACTAGGGACCAGGGACCAGCAAAGGCTTTTGACTTCCCCAGTCCCCGATCCCCGGTCCCCGGTCCCCGATATCAAGCTATGATCGTCACGTCCTCGGGCACATTGTCCCGCAGCCACTTGCGTATGAACTCGATCGCCTTCAATTCCCACATTCCGCCATCCGCCTCAAACAGCGCCACCAGCGGCCGGCCGGTCGTCGAGCCCGATCCACTCTTCAGGCGGAACACAAAGCGCCCCTCCGGCTGGAAGATCTCGTTGAAGGTCCGCCGGGGCGAAAGAACGACCGGGTTCGGCACCGGCCGGCCCTCTTTCATCCCCACGCCGTTCTTGGTGTTGACTTGTTGCGTGATACCGTCGTCGGCATAGATATTGATCATATCGTCCGTGATGTTGCCCACCAGCTGCAGGATATTGGCGGTCATATCGTCCTGGACGAACTTGGACTGCAGTTCGATGATGAACGACTCGATATCGTAATATTTTCCGAACTGGAACTCCGGCTGTTCGTGATTTGCCGTCAGATAACACGCCCTGTCCTCGAAGGGGCCGGTCAGCCTCGACCGTACCCGCACGACCTTCGGCGTCAGAACCTGGATCAGAAGACGATCCAGCTCCAGGCCGTCGATGTTCTCCACCAGGTAATCCCGCACTCCGGTCAGGGTGTGGATCACCATACATTCCGGCAGCGGTGTCGCCACGGGGTGCACCTTGGCCGTGGTATAGGGCCGCCCCTCAAGCTCGATCGCTTCCGGTTTGGCCAGCCCTGCCACATATTCAAGCGTCGTTTTTTCCGTCAAACTCATGCCTGACTCCCTCCATTTCGGTTGATTGGTACCACATTCGCTCCGGGATCCGTCTCCATCACCACCGGCAGATTCGGCTGTCTCGGGTTGTACTCCGACGCAACCAGGCCATGTTTCGTCAGGCTGATGAACACCGTGGTATCCATTGCCTCGGTCGGCGCCAGCTTGGTTACGAACTTGGCCGTCACATCAACCTGCTGACGGCTCTTGCTCGGCTTCGCCGACAGGGTGATCGTCACGCTGCGCTTGTCCAGGGTCGTGTTCGGGTCGCCGATATTCTCGACCACCCGTCCGAACTCGTGCTTGAAGCGCTCGATGATCTCGCCGCCCATCAGCGTATCAAGGCTTACTATCGGAAACTCTTCTCCTGCCATTCTCTCCTCCTTTCAATGTTTTAATCCAGCAGTCTGGCCGCTACTCCCTGCTTGCAAGCGCATCCCCTATCGGCGTTCCATAACCCCAGTCACCAGGGGAACCAAACGCACGCTCTACAGGCATTCCCTCAACCATGTTTGCCAGCACACTCAACAGCCCTCTGACATCATTGAGTTCGTCCTCAAAAACAGAGATAGCCGCATTCGGACAGTCGACAATTTCGTCAACAGTCCCCTTCAATTCCCTGACAGCCGCCGCAAGCTTTTTCGAGTCCACGAATCCTCCTTTTTGATTCCCGGTCCCTAGTTCCCGATCCCCAGTCCCCGGTCCCCGCCTTCAAGCCGCATTCAACCGCTCCCACCAGGGTGCGTCCCTATCCGGGCACTCGTAGTATTCTAAAAGTTGGCGCCGGGCGGTCTCCTGTCGCTGTGCCGGGCCACACTGGCGCTCGGTCTTCTCGCAACTCTCGCACTGGTGATAGGGCTTTTCCCTATCAGCGCGTATCTTCTTCCTTTTCCTGCTCACCACTTCCCGTTCTCTCCCACCCCACCAGCAACAGCAACCCCGCAGCCACCAGCATGCACCCCAGGACGAACATAATTCCTCTGAGTACAAGCCCGGCCGCCTCGATCATCGTCGCCGTTCCTGCTCGGCCAGTTCCTCGCCCCGGGCAACCACCTGCCCCAGCGTCACCCCGAACTGCGCCTGGTTCGGCTTCACGGCCGGCGCCGGCGTATCCGGAACATAATTCTCATAGGCTCCACAAATCCCCATCGCCACCACCACCAGGATCAACACCAAAAAAGCCCGCTTTTCCTCACTTGTCATTGGATGCCTCCTTCAAGCAGCTCTTTTTTTACGATTATCCTTATATGCATCCAGATCAGCCTTCGCGTACCGGATGGCTCGCGGCGAAACCTTGACATAAGAAATCCGGGGCGGATTGTTCATCCGGTCCTTTTCCAGAAAAGAAGGCGAAATACCCAGATACAGTGCCGCGCCAGAGGTATCGAACATCTGGCTGGGCACAACCTTCTGCACCGCGGCCCTGGCTTCCTCCAGCTCCGCCCGCAACCGCTCTATCTCCGCTTCGGCCGCCTGGCGCTTCTCCGTCTCGTCCGCCAGCATCCTGAACAGTTCCGGAACCGTCATCGCGTCTTCTCCCTATTCTCGATAATCACCGCCGACAAGATCTGCAGCATCCCGTCCAGCTCGTCCTCTTCGAACATCTCGCCGATCTGCCCCATGGCATAGAGCGCCTTGGTAACGAACTTGACCCGGTTCATAGATCCCCCGCAATCGACAGCGCCCAGAAATAGCAGGCCAGGCAAACCGGCTCTTCACCGATATTCAGCACCTGGGGAAGCTCGGTCAGATCATCGAAAAACCCGCAGATCGGGCACTCCCGCCGGGTCATGGAAGCAACCGCTTCTTCGACAACGCAATCGCCGGCCCGATTTCACGCAGAGCCTCCCGCAGATTACTGCTGGTCACCATCCCGGCCGCGATATCCTTGCGCAGGGCATCCACCAGCACCTCCACATGGCCCAGAAGGTTTTCGTGATGCTTCTGATCGGTAGCCTTCCTTTCGAAATGCTGACGCCGTGCCCCGGCCGTCTCCCGATTTCGGCGGTCGATCGCCGCCTGTAATTGCGAATTCATACGTTTGCCCCCCAACACCTGAACGGATCCCCGGCCTCGGCCATGTACACCATGAACCGCCGTGACACATCCGTCGACTCAGACACCAGCCAGGCCGGCAAAACCTCGCGCTCCACCAGGCAGAAATGGGCCTCGCCATTGGCGTCCCCAGCATCGGACGACTTCACCGTTGCCAGGATCTCCGACAGCAACCGCCGGCACTCCTGCTGCTCTCCAAAAAACTGACCGACGAAATCCCGGCCTGTGTCAAAATGCGGCGCATCCTCGGGCTTCATCTCCAGCTGCAGCATCAGCCACCACAGCGGCACCGCGTTCCGGCAGGCCACCATGAACGGCACCAGCATCTGGTGGGGCATATAGCGCTGATCGTCGCCGTCCGCATCGCGCAGAATCCGCGACAAAACCCGCCCGCCATCCTTCCAACCGCAATCCCAGGCAACATCGCCCTTGCCCCGGCCCGAGACTTCCCAGCACAACCGCAGCGCCTCGCCAAACGACGCACACGCCTTGATCCGTTCCTCCGCAACTTTCACCATTTCACGCATACCGGTCCCTTTTAATCCTGTGTCCATCCGCAAAAATGGCGGATGATAGCCCAACGTCACGCGGCTCTCTGGACATCCTCGGGCATTGTTTTTGGCGGCAGCTCCGCCCAGAGATTATCCTCTCGCAGCTTCGCAACGATACTGTCGTAGGTTGGATGAACCCGTTGCCCCGTGGGGTTAATCTTGTTGCTCATAAACTGGCGGAAAATATCCGTATTCAACCCCTTTGCTCTTGCCCAAGGAGTCAGCATACGGCCTGATGCGCGGAAACGGGTCCTGATCGCTGCCACATCTGGTAGCGGAATAGATTGCTTAGCGTTTTCTAGTGTGGTACAAGGAGACAT